CTCCGGAACGGAGGAAACTTATGATGGTGGACTGGTGGACCTATATATCCAAACCTATTCTGGAACGGACAAGTTCGCTGGGTTGAAACCAGAAGCTGCCGCCCTTTAGGGCGGTCTGTAGTTCACATTGTTGAATGGCTACTATGGAAACGCATCTTATCATGTTGCGGGATGCCTTCGATGCATCCCGGATTGCCGGAGTAAATGTCCGGGAATTAATTGACGCCGGTATACCTGTCGGTGACATGGATATCGGTTTCGCTACTTACTTCGACATATGTCCGGGCTGGGAGCCAGGTACCGCCTGGCCAGGAACCTCCATGGACGATGGTTATCCGCTTATTGGGATGATGGTGCATAGCTGTCCTGCCGGCTATAGCGTTTCACATTCGGTTTTCGACAAGTGGCATTTCTACCTCAGGACAAAGGTTTAAACAAAGGATAATGTTATGGCTGCAGCAAAGAAAAAGGGAGCAAACGCGCTTGCGGAGAATCCGTGGGCATTTTTCGATACGGTCGTTACGACCGACAAGTTCGTCGACGCGGGTGTTGACCGCCCGACGTACGGTTTCGCAGATTCCGGGAGCTACGCGCTGAACGTGCTTCTTTCCGGCGACGTCTATGGGGGATTCCCCAAGAACAAGGTCGTGCAGACGGCAGGCCTGCAGGGTTCCGGTAAGTCCCTGCTCGGCAAGTACAACTTCTGCCCACCGCTGTTCAAGGACAACTACTTCATCTACTATATCGATACCGAGAACGAGACCACCCGGAAGGACCTCGAGTTTTTCGCATCCTTCCCGTGTCAGCAATTCAAGGTGCTTCACTTCCATACGGTAGAGGATTGCCACCACGGTATCTCCACCATCCTCAAGCAGCTCGAAGATTATATGGAGAAGAACAAGACGCTCATCAACCCGCACAAGGTTGCTTTCGTCCTTGACTCCCAGGGCATGCTGTCCACCGCCAAGAACATCACCGACGTGCTCAAGGGTGACGACAAGACCGACCTTACCAAGGCAAAGAAGCTCTCTGCGATGTACCGTGACCTTACCTTCCGTCTTGGTGAACTCGGTGCCCCGATGTATGTCACCAACCACATGTACCTTGACCCGAACGCGGCCACCACCCATACCGAGACCAAGAAGGTCGCCGGTGGCGAAGGCGCCAAGTATTCTGCTTCCATCATCCTGTCCGTCTACAAGATTACCGAGCGTGTCGACAGCGGAAAGAAGGATGACTACGGCAACAAGGTCAAGGAGGTCCAGGGTATCTTCATCCAGGTCGGTAACATCAAGAACCGCCTTGTCCATGAAGGACTTAGCACCCGTCTCTACCTGAGCTACAAGAATGGTCTCAGCCGCTACTACGGTCTCCATGTCTGGGCGCAGGAAGCCGGTCTCATCGTTCCCTACACCAAGCAGGCCGACTGGCCTGGCCTGGAACTTCCGAGGAACCCCGACGGTTCCACCTTCCTCGGCAAGAAGTGGGTTATCTGTGACCCGCGCAAGCCCCGTACGGAATGGCTGGTCGCTCCGGAGAACAAGATTCATTCCGCCAAGTATATCGGTACGATTCTTGACCCGATTAACGACTATGTAAAGGCCAAGTACAAGAACCAGAAGATTGGCGTGTTCGGCGACGAGGATACCGAGCAGGCTACCGAGGATGAGCTTGCCAACGTAGACGAGGCCGCGCTCGACCAGGCAGACGCCGAACAGAACAGCCGGTTCATCCGGGAGGCTGCCCAGAAGGCGGAGGCCCTCGGGCTGGTCGCAGAAGGCTCCGCCGAAGACTAATTAAAAAAGTTGAAGACCGGCCCCTCTCCGGGTCGGTCTTTTGCTATATTTGGGAACGAACGAACTCGGATTTTGACTGCTATGGAAAATTTGCAAAATCCTACGTTCGCGCAGCCTGTTCCGGCGATGCAACCGGGGTATCCCCCGGTAATGCAACCGCCACCTCCGCAGCAGCTACCGGTAGCTCCCGGTGGCTACATGCAGCCCCAGCAGCAGGTATATGCGTTAACGCGGGAAGACTTGGTAATTAGGGTATTCTTCCAGGATTCGGTAGTGGGACCAAAGCTACGCGATTCCCTGCGTGCGGAACTGTTCCAGGACGTGAACAACCGCAACATCGTGGAAATTATCCGGAAGTACATGCATAAGCATGGTCGTGTACCAACGGCACAGGAACTTATCACCGGCATGGGGGCGAACGACTACGCCATACAGGCCCGTGACAAGCTGATATTCATCTACAACACACCCATCCAGACGATGCATCAGGACTACGTGGTTCTGATGGTTGAGTCCTTCTTCAAGGAACGTCTGGCCGAGGAGGTGTTGGTGTCTGCCGCGGAGCAGATTCACGACAAGAAGGTTGATGGGATACGTGACCTCATCCCGCGTTTGCAGGCTGCAGTCACGTACAGCCTGCATACCGACCTGGGTCTCAACCTCTATTCGGATGCGGATACGGCACTGGCGAAATTGCGCGAGCAGAAACAGTGCATCCCCTCCGGTATCAATGAGATACGATACTACACTGGTCGCCCGGGACTTGACGGAGTCATGGTCGGGGGCGGATACTACCGCAAGACGCTTTCCCTGTTCGTCGGGCAGCCCAACATAGGTAAGTCCCTTGTCCTCTGCTCGGAGGCGGCATACGCATACAAGAGCGGGTTCAATGTCCTCTACATAACCCTGGAACTTGCCGAGGACTATGTGTGGCAGCGTCTCGCGGCCAACATATGCGAGGTGGACTTCTATTCGGTGATGAGCCTTACCGGTGACGAGGTCAGGAAGAAGATTGACGAGAATGTCGCCAGGTTCTCCGCTACCGGCGCCCGTCCGGGACAGCTCCAGGTTCGCTACATGAAGACCACGACCACCCCGGTGGAAATCGAGGCGGTCATCGACTCGTTCGAGATTGCTCACGGTAAGTTGGATTTGCTGGTCGTTGACTATATCGGTATCATGAAGCCGGCGAGCCGTGGCAGGGTCTCGGAGTCAAGCATGTACCAGGACGGTGTCGCCAAGGCCGAACAGCTTCGCGATATCGCCATCGAGAGGAACTTCGCCTGCCTTTCCGCAGTGCAGTTCAACCGTTCCGGCTACCACAATACCGAGGCGGGCATCGAGTCGGTCGAGGGTTCTTCCGGTTACGCCGAGACTTCCGACCTGATGATTTCGCTGACGGCGAACGACGTGCTCCGAAGCATGGCGATGTTCAGCCACTATATCCTCAAGTCCCGCCTCGGACCGGCGCTCGTTACCTTCCTTACACGGTGCGACTTCAAGCAGATGCGCTGGTTCAGCCCGAGTAAGGAGGAGGTCAATGCATACAACACGGCTGCCGCCGAGGCGGAACCGCAGATGAACGCTCCCCAGAGGAACGGACAGAAGGGACAGCCGAAGCGTGCGGTAAGCAAGCCGGCAGAACCCCAGGCCCTCCCGGAGGCTACCGGGGAGACCCAGGAGGCCGTCAAGGTAGAGACCGTGGCGGACTACGTATGAAGATTGCCGGAATAGACCCGTCGATGAACTCGTCAGGAAAGGTCATAATGGACCTGGACGACGAGACGTTCGACGTGAATGACATCCAGTTCTACGGGTACCAGCCGAAGCTGAACGCGGTTCTGGAGACCGAGCATGTCCATATCATGTGCAGCGGGACAGACTACGACAAGGTCCCGATGCTCGTAAGGCAGGAGCGGGCTATCAAGATTCTCGAGCGGGACATGGAGGATGTCAAGTACATCTCCTTCGAGGATTACGCCTACGAGAAGGCCAACGAGGGCAACAGCAACTCCATTTTCCAGATTGGGGAGTTCTGCGGGGCGTACCGGCGGCACTTCTACCTGCAGGGGAAGGGCATCATAACCTACGGTATATGCCAGATTAAGCACTTTGCCACCGGGAACGGGGACGCCAACAAGATTGCCATGTGTGAGGCCATGAAGGCGGTCTACCCCCAGTTCTACTATCCGGAGTTTGAGCAGTTCCCCAAGCAGTACGAGAGTCCGCATTCCGACCTTTGCGATGCCTTCTGGATGTGCGAGATACTCCGTAACCACATCAAGTATGATATTTTGGGACCGGAGAGCCTCCCGGAGGACACCCTGGCGCTGATGCGGTTCCATACTGCCAAGAAACAGTACGATACCAGGGCGTTGGTGGACTATTCCATGGTGAGAATGGCCGACTGGCCGGTGGATTTGGAACTTCTTACCCATCGGAAGAAGCCGAAAAGGAAGAAAAAGGCGTAGTTTTCCGTATGGATATGAACCATACGGTACTACGATGGCCTACACTGTCGAAGAAGACGAAAAAATAGACGGCGACCCGCAGGAAACTGACGGTGTGAACCGTGAAGACGAGATTGACACCTCGGGCAAGAGGAGCAAGCTGGGCGACAAGGACATCGCCCACGAGATTGACGAGTTCCTGAAGAAGCCCAGGTTCCCCGGTGACATCTGTATCACCTTGAAGATGCCCGACAACTACCTGAAGAAGGCACGGGACAAGCTCAACCTAGCACTCTGGAACGCATACCGCAAGTACGCAAGGACGGTAACCCGTACTGACCGCTACGGTAACGAGTACGAGGTACCGGGCTTCGGCATGTTCGACATACTTATTACGCTCGATTCCTACGTAGACCCGGTAAAGCTCAGTGCAGTGCTTGACAACGACATCAAGCAGAAGGTTGCCGAGGAGCGCGGCATCAGGATTTCCGATGACGAACTCGAATATGTGGCGAAGCACCCGGGAACTGCCAGGGCGGACAAGGACTCCCCGGATATAGTGGAATGTCCCGAGTGCCACGGTACCGGAGAGGTGGACGGTGAGGAATGTTCCCTCTGTCTTGGACAGGGCAAGGTCGCCCGTGTTGTGGACGATGTTCCGGCAGTCGAAGCCGACGATGACGAACTCGACCTCGCACAACTGGACAGCATGATGCTGAGGACACTGAAGAATGGCTAGGTTCAAGTTCCCTAAATACGCCGATACCCTCCGGGAGGAGAACGAGGAGTTCGAGAAGATGTTCGCCGGCAGGGAAGAGGAAATCAAGTCCCAGACGGCGCTCATAGTCAATGGCGACCTGGAGGCTGCCGGCCATAACCAGCTCGTAGTCACGGAGAAGGCCAAGAACTGGCTCGCGAAGCTCCGGGAGGAACACCACAACCCGATGATTGGCAAGGACTACATGATGCGTGCCCCGGAATTTGAGAGAGATTCCGAGGAAGTATCCAAGTCGGAATGCATGAGCGACGCCGAGGCCGACAAGATTCTCACCGTGCAGGACGATAAGAACGAGAACGTGCGCCATATCGACGACGACTTTAACCCGAACATCACCGAGGTCGAGCTGTCCCATGACGAGGTTTCCCGTCGGTTCGTGGAGGCCTGCATCATCGACAACACGACCCAGAAGTGCATCGACTGGAAGTTCGAGGACATCCTGTCGGAATGCGCGGCTGAACTTGAGAAGGAATTCGGCAAGGAAGACTACAAGATTCCGGATGATTTCGACCAGCTGGTCGAGGCTTCCCTGGAAAAAGCGGAGAAAATGCAGCTTATCGGCATGGAAACCGCCCCGAAAATCGCCATTCCGCACCTCAATGACGAAAAAAAGTAGCCGAGTGGCACTTTTTGACAACGCATTTTGCTATATTTACTCGTGAACCGTTAGCCGGGCATGCTAGACGGCTATCGGTTTAATGTAAAACCGGTTAGAAACAAGGCCTTGAAGGGGCCTAGGAAACTGCTATGACAAACACACCAAACACAATGCAAGCAAATGGCGGTATGCTTTCTGTTACCGCCCCCGCAGCACCCACGGCAGCACCGGGTGCAAACCGCTCAGCCAACAAGGACGAACGCATGTGGCGCCCGGTTGTCACCAAGGACAACCCGGAATACGTTGCGGTAATCCGTACGCTTCCCAAGGGCCGCGACCTTAACGCCTATCCGGCAGTGTGCGTCCTCGTCCACCGCATACGCGACATGGTCACGGGCAAGGTGCTCTACGACAAGTGCTGCAAGAACAACCCGAACGTCCGCACCTGCCCCTACTGCGAGGATGCGTGGGGACGCTACAACGAGGCCAAGAAGCGCCCGGGCATCACCAAGGAACAGCTCGGCAAGTTCCTCCAGCAGACTGCCGACGAGGAATGGTGGCAGAATATCTATGTCCGCCAGGACCAGAACCATCCGGAACTCAACGGTACAGTGAAGGTCTGGGCGATGAGCCGCGGACAGCACAACCGCTTCCAGAAGCCGGTCGACAACTGGAACGCCAAGCACGACCCATCCAAGCAGGTACCTGGCGCAATCAATGTCGATACAGGTGACGACTTTATCCCGTACGACCCGATGCAGGGCCGTGACTACTACATCGCCGGCAAGTGGGATGCCGAGAAGTCTTACGGTGGTCGCCGCAAGGGCGCCCCGACCTATGACGGAAGCACTTTCGTCAAGGACTCCACCCCGCTCGCCTACCAGATGGTCCAGGACCCGAACACGGGCATGGTCGTCTACCAACCCGACCAGAACCAGATGCTCGCCATCCTCGACCAGTGCCATGACCTGAGCTTCGCATACGACAATATCCCGACCCCGGAACAGGCTACGGCTAACCTCGCCCAGTTCTGGGACGAGTGTGCCAAGGCCGCCGCAGAACGCCAGCAGTACGGTGGCGCCCGCGGTGCCGGCAACCAGGGCTACCAGCAGCCCCAGCAGCCGCTCTACGGCCAGGCTCCGGCCAACTACGGTGCACAGCCGTTCGCTACCGGTATGCCCGGTGTTCCGCAGAACAACATCCCGCAGGTCCCGAGCAACGCCAACATCAGCATGTCGTCCGACCCGGCTGCATTCATGGGCCAGGCCGCCCAGATGCCTCCCCCGATTCCCGAGGCTGCCGCTCCGGCTACCCCGGCTTTCGCCCAGGCACCTATCCCGGCAACCATGCCCGGCCCGATGGCTACACCTACCGCTCCGGCAGCTCCCGCAGCACCCTCGTTCGTGCCCCCGGCAGCCCCGGCAGCACCCGCTGCTCCTACAGCCCCGTCCTTTGTGCCACCGGCAGCACCTCCCGTGCAGCAGCCGATGACGCAGTTCGCACAGCCGGCTGCACCGCAGGCTAACCCGGCTCCTATCGTGGAGACGGATAGCGACGAAGACCTCCCGTTTTAATTTGTATGTAATGACTCGTAAGTCAATACGACGGATTATAGCGAAAATCTGACCATTTAGGGACCGGCATCAACTTGCCGGCCCCTTCTTTTTTGCTATATTTGGTTCAAGAATGGCAATAAGTTTCGACGACATACCCGCGTCGGTGTACGACTCGTTCATACACGAGCAGTTCGAGCAGTATGCCCTGGATGACTCCCATCCGGGGTTCTACAACTTCGTATGTCCGAATCCCGAGTGCGGGGACATGAACTTCCCTAACAAGAAGAAGGCGTATATCTATACCGATACCTGGCTCTATGTGTGCTGGAAGTGCGGTGAGCGCATGCATTTCGCCCGGTGGCTGAAGGAGCATGACGAGCAGGCATACCAGCGGCTCCTGTTCATGGCCTTCGGAAATGACCGTGGCCAGAAGAAGGAGGCGCCCTCCCCGAGACCAGAGAGGAAACTGGATGCCACCCTCCCGTTCAAGGACGGGGAACTGATGTCCATTTACGACAGCGACCCTCTTGCACAGGCGGCGCTTGCCCTGTGCCGCTCCCGGAGAATCCGGGAGGAGGTATACTCGGAGTGGTTTGTGTGCCGCCAGGGCGAGCAGTTCTACGACCGGGACGAGGCAGGCAACATAAAGTATGATGACTATGGCCGTCCGAAGGGAAACGATTACAGGAACCGCATAATCATCCCGTTCTACAAGTTCGGCGGCAAGTGGGGCCAGTTCGACGCCCGTGCGATAGACCCGAACAACCCACTCCGCTACCGGAACTTTACCGGTGTCAAGCGCGGTGCCTACAATATCGACTTCATCAACTACTCCGAGACAATCTACATTCTCGAGGGTACGATAGACTCTACCTTTATCCGCAACTCCATTGCCATTGGCGGCATCCCGCACTTCGGCGAGGTGATTGCCGAGAATCCGCAGCTTGCTGCCGCCAAGGACAGGATAGTTGTGCTGTGGGATAATGACCCGGAAGGGCGCAAGGCGAGAACGGGAACTACCTGTGACCAGGGGTACAAGTGGTTCTCCTGGGACGGGATACACAGCAAGGACGTGAACGGGGCGGTGATGTCCGGGGAGTTCCCGGTGGATGCCGACGGTTTCGTCGATAGTAATTTTCTGAAGTCCCGCACGAGGGACCCAGAAGGGGCGAGTATCCTGTTCACCATGAAGTACGGCAACATGAAGAAGGAGGCTTCGAGGAAGCGGTTCGACGCACTGAAGGCATTCCGCGAGGGACGGGCGAAGCCGAACAACCGTCCGGAGGTTCTGTTCTGATGGCTAACGTACTCGTGCAGGCATACAGGAACCGGTTCCTCGACCGTGAGTTCATAGACTACAACTTCATTACCAGGATTACCCATATCCCGTCCGAGCAGTTGAAGCGCCTAGGAGTATTTGACGGGCTTCCTTACAGGTATGACCCGCAGGGGCACAAGGAGTTCCGCATGACGGACGCCATGTCCGCCCTTGCCAAGGCGAAGCTTACTCCGCCAGACAACCTGCACCCGCTGTACGAGTTCAGTGTAGCCCAGGCGATGAACGAGCTCCGCATCAAGCCGGAGTCGGTAAATGCGCTGATAAAGAGCGGGAAGCTCCGTACGCATGTTTCGGAATATGACAATTACCGCAAGATTTACCGCAAGGACCTGGAATATTACCGGCGGAACTGGGACCCGGTGTATCTTGCTGAATTCATGAAGGTTCCTCTCCGTAGGAGCATGGCCGCGCTCATAATGGGAATCCGTGCATCGACCATATGGAGGCTAGAAAGGACAAAAGCAATTACACCCATGCCCAGGAAGAAGGGCGAACGGGTAAAGTACAGCAAGGCCGAGGTACTGAGGTACCTGCATAGCCGGAAGGTGCGCGTGTACCGGAAAGACCCGCTGCCCGAATACATGAACTCCGAGCTGGCTCTGGTATATTCCGGGTTCTCCACCAGTAAGTTCAAGCAGCTTAGCGATGTAAAGCGGCTGAATGCTGAATGGCATACGTTCCCGGACGGGAAGAAGATGTGGGTATACAGCAAGGCAAGGATTGACCAGATTCGGGAAGAGGAACTAGCTCGGGAATATTACTGTGAGGGACTGCCTTACTATACACGTAGGGCAATCAAGTACAAGTTCTTCAAGACTGACCGGTGGGTGGACATGTTCATCGTAGGTAAATGCCGCCGGATGCACGACAAGAAGAGAATACTGTCCCCTGACGAAAAAGGCGTGTCATCGCAGGGATGGGTCAAGGAGGACGTGGAGCAGGTGGTCGCGTCAGGCGTCGACTTCAAGTTCAGGAAGAAACAGAAGCCACTGTCCCGCGTTACCCGCAAGTACATGAGAGTCGTAGCAGTGGCCAAGCCGCCGGTAGCGTTCTCCTCCCCGGTCGAACAGATGGAGGAGGCAATCCGGCTGGCACTGGATGAGAAGGCGGAAAAGAAGAAGAAACACATGGCCGACATAAGGGAAAAGATGAACTATACGATGGCCAGACGCAATGCAATCCGCAATATCCTCACGACAGGCGCATCCAACACCCCGATGATTCCGTCCAGGAATGACTTCCTCAGGTATGCTACTGACCGGCAGATTGTCACGTTCATGATATCGACCGACGGAAAGTCCGGGAGATACCGAGAATATCCGCATACCAAGGAAGAGAGAATTTTCAAGGCCAGGCCGGGACGTAACCTGGGCAGGCGCAAGATAGCCCCGGTATTCGCACGTGCAATCCTGAACGTGCTGACCACATACAACAGGTACAATTTTGAGAAGATACCCGCATGGGTTGTATTGGTGTCATCCACCTCCATGATTACTGACCCGATGTTCCATAGCAAGCTAGCCGCGGTCCCGGATAATGTAGGGGCGGTAGGTCCGTTCGGGTACGGATACATACTTCCGGACGGTTCGTGGGATGCCTGTTCGGAGACATACGGGAGTTACTGGGTGTACAGCGAAATTACCGGGGAGAACCGGAAGGTGGAAGGACTATCGTCGACCTCGGGTAGTCACCGGGTTGACATGCTCGACGGTCCGTTCATTGCCATACGGGGAGAGTACCTGCAGGAACTTACATCGATGAGGTATTTCATGCAGCTGGGCGATGCACGAGGTCTCCTGGCACCCACAGTATCCGCTATAATCAGGAGGCATGGAATACCTATGATGCAGATACCGGTAGATTGCTGGGCAAGCGCGGAGTTCGAGGTAAGGCCGGGTACACCCGAGATGAACCTGGCAATAGAGCGAATTACACGTTTCGTCAGTCTGAACGAAGCAGAACTTAATGCATTCCTAAAGAAAAAGAAGGTATAGCCACTATGGAACCACAGATAATCACAATGAGCCCGCAGTTCTTTGCACTGCTGAAGAAACTCACCATGGTAAGCAAGTCCAAGGCTACCGTGATGTTTAAGGCCAACGGCAGGTGCAGGATTACCATACCTACGCCGGCTACGTTCCTTCACATATCGGCCGGACCGGCTGACCTTAACTTTGGTGGCAACGAGATATGTGTCGCAAACATGATGGAGTTCATCAAGTTCTGCGAGCTGGTGGGATATCCCGGTACGGTGAACAGTAACGTCCAGGCGCTGGAACGGACGCTATCCAACGGGCATGTCTACCCGATGCTCCAGTTCATGAACGGCAACGATACCACTGCGACCCGCACGGCATACACGATTTGTGCCGACCCGACAAGGTTCGACAAGAAGGCCCGTCACGTTCCGGCTGACCGCGACAAGGACATCATGAACTGCCTGTCAACCATTTCAATGGGCAAGGACGCACTGAAGACCTTCTGTGACGAGCTCAAGCTGGTTCCCGGCTGTCAGTTCGTATCCGTGGTGTTGAGCCATACGAAGGTGAAGATTTACATGAAGGGACGTACCGGACAGCAGATTACTGAGGACATCCCCAGGAACTGCACCCGCATGGGTGCCGCCGACCTAATTGATGCCGCCTATGCCAGTTCTAAGGACAAGTACAGAAAGATTCCTGCCATGTACTTCACCATACTGAAGGGCATCGAGACCGACTACGAGATTGAGGTTCGCCACATGAAGACCGAGGCCCGTGACAAGATTGCCCTGAAGGCGTTCTCTTCCCTGGCCGGAGCAGACCCGCAGGACCCGATTTCCCTCTACGTGGCCGGCATGGAGAGCGACGGCGGTGAAATCAACCATGAGGCCCTGGTCGAATAAGCCATAAACTACGGTAGTCGAATATGGACTGCCGTATGCAAATTGAACTTGATGATATCTTGCTTGAGGCCCTCGGTGAACTGCCGGACCTCCCGGAATCCCTCGTAGTCGCCCTGGTGGAAGGCGCCCATGCCCTCACCGGTGGTATGCGCAAGTTCCGCCCCCTCACTCCCGAGGAGACCGATGCGGTTGTCGACTACCTGAGGGGCAACGCCGCCAGGCTTGGAACACCGTTCAACGAGGCCGAAATCCGGGCAGATATCGCGAAGCATCCGGGAAAGTACCAGAATACCCTGGCGAACATCAAGAAGCGCCGGGAGATGCCGTCTGCCTTTGAAAGGAACATGCGCATAAAGCAGTCTGCTGACAGGAGGCAGGCCGAGGTGGACAACAAGGCGAAACGTTTCATCTACTATGCGGCCATCGTGGAGCGGCTCAAGAAGAGCTTCTCCCACTTCGGTATTCCGTTCGACGAGACGCGTGCCATGACGGACATAGCGCGTGACGATGCGAGGTGGCTTGCGCGAGTGGTACTCAGGGATGCCCAGGAGAATCCAGTATTCATGTCGCTCGGTATGGCGGCCAAGGACCCGTCCGTAAGCTACCTCCGAATGAAGAATCCTTCCCTTGCCAAGTACATGCAGGATGCATTCAGCTTCAGCCGGATGGACGAAAAGGAACTGGAAAGCATGAAGGTCGAATACAGGTACATGCGGCCGGATGTTGCCAAGGAGGCTGCCAGTAAGTCCGGGAAGAATCCTGGCGAACATTCTACTACCAACACGGAATATGACAGCAAGATAGCTCCATGGTACGGCAAGGGAGTATCGCTAGTTGATGTGGTGATGAAATGCAAGGATGTACCGTACGACTACATATGTCGGTACTTCGTGGAGCATGGTGGGGCCGACCGGGTCAAGGATGCGCCCAGGGCCGGGGAGGACATCGTGGAATACCTCCGCAGGCTACCCAGGGGTGACCGGGGTGAACTGGAGTTCACCACCGAGCTCAACCGGCTGTCCGAGGCTGCATTCGGGCGGGCCGTGGTCGACGGTGCTGTCAAGCAGGTTGAACGGGAAAATCCCGGAAAGTTCGCCGAGATGACGGCGAAATGCTCCCGCAGCATGGTCAAGCCGAAGGATATACCGCTGTACGCCGCGTGGTGCACCTTGCACGCCAAGTAGGCCAGCAGTATAAACTACTGGAAAATCGACAGAATCGAGGTTCCAAGTGGCCGTATCGCTTACAGATTTCACGAAGACGTTCCAGTACGTCACCACCAAGAGCGGACCGGTAGTCCCGGCCCGTACGACAACCGTCGACATGATGAAGGGCACGCTGCCCCCAGTAGACGACCAGACCAAGGAAAAGTTCGACCACCGGACATACGAGAACAAGAACCTCGAGATGAAGAAGAACTACCTCTCCCTCCGCGATATCGGGGTGAAGGTCATGACCGAGGCTACTTCCAGTACGTCATATTCCCCGATGCGGCTCAATCTCGCCGGGATGGACATGGACAATACCTCGCTCAACGGGGCCTTCAACTGTGACGGCACTCCGGTTACAATCAACCTGAAGTATCCCAACAAGAACGGGAACATCAGTGTCGAGCTCACCCTGGACGGCGGTGCGACCATGCTGTACGAGGTATCCCTCGATTCCGACCAGTTCAAGGGGAACTTCGCCCAGTCAATCCGGGAGAGCGCCAGGAACCTCATCAAGCAGAACAGCGAACCGGCCGACCTGGACGAGATGCTTTACGGTGTGGGTGCCATCCCGAGCATGAAGGACAACTTCAACGACACGCTCGGCATCGCCAATTCCGACACCAACAACATCACCGCATACGAATCTGTCGACTGGAAGCTCCAGAAGCTTCTCAATGTATGCAACGAGGCCGCCATGCTCGAGGCCGATGACGACATGGGTGGCGACGCCGGTGCCGACTTCGGTGCGGATGACTTCGCCGCCCCGGCGGACGGCGGTGCACCTGCCGGTGGCGACATGGGCGCCCCCCAGGATGCCGGCGATGTCAACGGTGTTACCGATGGTAACGGCAAGGGTGACGACATGCTCGAGTTCCGCGAGTTCTGCCTCCCGAGCGACCCGGATAACGGCTCCGGCCTATCCCAGGCAGCATGGGACAACATGGCCCAGATTGTATCCGACGCAATCAACTACATCAACGACAACCAGGCTGGTGGCGTCAAGCCGTCGGCCAATGAATGGTACGAGGGCTTCCCGGGTGTCAAGAACATGATTCCGGAAGAAATACTCGAACAGTTCCTGTCGTTTGACGACTACAAGGCGCTCGATACCACTCTCCCCATCGACGGCCTTAGGCAGTTTGCCCATGCCCTCGAGGGTGGCAAGATTGACATCACCAAGTTCAAGACCGACCTCGGCAAGTGGTTCCCCGAAGTGTACAATACCGACGGTACTGCCATGAGTGACGTGTCCAAGGAAACTGCCGCCATGACGTTCCCGGCCGATGACCAGACCGGCGTCGGACAGGGTCTCGACATGAACTCCCAGATGGACTTCGGCGGCTACGACGGCTTCAACGATACCGAGGGCATGATGGACCAGGCCAACGCTATGGTCGGCAATGGCAATACCGACCCGGGCATCGACATGAGCGAGGGCGGTAGCGATTCCGAAGAACCGGGTAAGGACAAGACCGACATCGCAATCGACTCCTTGGACAACCTGTTCTAGCCCCGGGAGATATCCTTTTGAAGGCGGCTGCTACCGGCAGCTGCCTTTTTGATTTAGTTTCTCTACCGAAAGAGAGGAACTATTATGTCCGAAGAAGTATCTACAGTAGAAGAATCCGCCGGGCCGAGCCTGGTCATGTTCAATACCGTTACCGGTTTCCGCGAGGCGATGACCTTCATCGGGTTCTCGTGCGAGTCAGATGACGTCAAGGTGCACGTCGAGACCTTCGAGAACGAGGAAGAGGGACTTGTCTACATGAAGCTCACTACGTCCAAGGGTGTCAGCGTGCTTATCGACTCGACCCTGAAGTCCAAGTGCCTGGATAGCGATGCGTATGTCAACCTCCGCGACCTGTACGTGTTCTGCGACAAGGGTGTGAAGGACGGACTGGTTGCCATGTGGGTGGCCGACAACAGGCTCTATGTCGGTTCGTCGTTTAATGAGTCGTTCCAGGGGTTCGAGTCCGAGGCAAGTCTCCCGCTGCTCGAACCGTTCGAAACCGAAGCCGAGGAATTCCTGCTGCAGGATAGTATCAAGATTGAGCAGACCGTGATGGCGTCAATCATCGACAGCGTCTATACGTTCGACTGCATGGAGATTATCAGGAAGGAGGGGACGCTCTCGTTCCGCACCGGGGATGACCGGGTGACAATCGCTACCCTCCCGGCAAGTACCAAGATGGAATCGTTTACGGAGGACGGCAAGCTGGGTGATTTCGAGGTTTCTGTCCCGCTGTGCATATTCAAGCTTATCCCGCTGGTAGAAACCAAGTCGGTATGCACGATGGAGTTCGACTGGACCCACGGGACAATCCGTTCACAGGGAAAACTCTATGGGTTTACCTACAAGTTTGCGCCGGCAACTCTCCGTACGGGTACCAGTGACGGTATGATGTCCTACATGAAGTTCGACACGCTCGGCATGGCAGCGACTATCGACATGATTTACGGGCTCAACTACCGTGACCCGACTGCACCGGTCACCCTTACCCCGCTTGATGAGAAGACTGTCGAAATCAAGTACGCCAACGGTGACCGCTATGAGGGTGTCATCACGATGACCGGGGTCAAGATGATGGATACTAAAAAGTCCATCGAGTTGCCGATGGACATAAGTACTATGATGGTCAGGAATGCCGGGACTTCCGTGCTTGAGCTGCTCTATGGCGAAGATGGCCGCCTCTTTATGACATACTGCAACGAGAAGATGGGCTACGCCAGGAAGTGCATGTACTTCGGCGATTAGAGCTCGGCCAGGTCGTCGCTGCCGCCGAGGTCGAAATCCTCGGCAGGACCTTCATCGGAACTGCCATTGTCGAGCGGTTCCGTTTCAGTATCCGGGCTTCCCGGCTCGATTTCGGACATCGCATTGACGCTGTCACCGTCCAGTTCGGAGCCGAAGTCGCCAAAGTCGTCATTCACCTGGTCGAACGAGGCCATACCCTCGTCGGAGAATCCCAGGTCCATGTTGTCGATTCCGCCGCCGAAGCCGCCGCCGAAACCGCCCGCATCTTCACCGAAATCACCCGGGGCGGCGAACATGTCCGCACCGGGAGGCGGGACGTTGGGGTCGAACCCCATGAGGTCGTCATACTCGGTATCTTCGTCGGATTGTTCCTCGGGATGTTCCAGTTTTTGCCGGAGGGAGTTGACCGCGTCGTGGACCATGTCCTGCTCGGTACCTCCCAGTACCTGATTGGATGGGTCGTCCATGGCCTCCTTGTGCTTCTCGAGCATCTCGTTGCGGAAGCGTGCCTTGATTTCGCTGACAGGGATGCCGGAATCCCGGCTGAGCTCGGTAAATATAGGGAGCTCGTGGCTCACCGTGGATGATTTCGGTATGTTCAGGTCCATCCTGCTAGTCCTCCTAAAGTTCCTTTTCCTCGTCGGTCCACCACTCGTTTCCGCCTATTCCTGGCTTGGTGGCCATAAAACGTTCTCCCGGGTCGACCGACGGATATTCCTTGAACCCGAGCCTTGAATAGAGGCGGTAGGCCCCGTCGTTGTCCTTGGCCGTATGCAGGGATATTCCCTGTGGGGAGTCCTGGATGGCCTGCCTGATGAGCAGGCTGCCGGTGCCGGTGCTACGTTCGTCTTCCGGTACGTATACCAGGTAGATGTAGGCAGTCCCGTCCTTGTTAGTTACCGTAACCAGGCCCTGCCGTCCGTCTATCGTGTATGCGTGGATTCGGCGGTCCCAGGTATGCTGCGCGTTATCCAGACACTCTGCCAGGAACTTATCGCTTTCCTCCGGGTTGTCATGGTAGCATTCGGCCTCGTTCTCCGTTACCTTGCGGTATATGGCCATGAACTCGCCATAGGTCATCTCCCTGATACCGGAAACAACCGGTTCCTGGGATTCCAGACATACCCGGTATCCTGTGCCAAGGGTTTTGGCCAGCTCGTGGGGAATTCCGGTAAGTATGTGGTTGATTGTCATGTTTGCAAGTTGGTTGATTGTCATGTTTGCAAGTTTATCGCCCCAGGCAGTATCCCGGAAACTGCCGGAAAATACTTTTTGCCACCTGTATAAACTTACCGTCAAATAACCTTTTACCGGATGGTATCCAAATGGCATATTCAATCGAAGAAGAAGATAAGATGCTCGCGATGATTGAGGCTATCGCTAACCAGCCTATCGAAGAGCAGCGCCCGTACAACGAGGTCAAGGACCCGAAGCCGATTGTTGAGTCCGCCTGTTTCGAGGGCGTCAAGGTCGACTTCTCCGGCTGGACCGAGGACAAGAAGAAGGTCGGCAAGGCCAAGACCGCCGAGAACCCGGACCTCGCCAAGCAGTCCAAGGATGCACCGAAGGTGACCGACGTGGACACCAAGGGCACTGCGGTTGCTACGGAAGGTACCGAGAAGCCGGTTACCGAGAACGACACTGTCACCGAGAAGAAGGAAGACAAGCAGGTCACCGAGCTCGTCACCGAGGATGCCACCCACGAAGCCAAGGGCGAACCCAAGGCAAAGACCGGCAGCTTCGACACGAAGGCCAAGTCTACCGCCTCCGCCCAGCGTTCCAAAGCTGACTCCAACAAGAAGTTCTCCGAGGAAAGCAAGCGCCAGCGCAAGATTGACATGTTCAGGGACTTCGTGAAGTCACTGGGAGTCGACAAGGAATCCAAGGAAGCTGCCGAGAAGGTGCTGAAGAAGTTCGACGAGATTTCCAAGCACATCGGTGAACCGGGCGAAAAATAACAACCTATTCATTTTTTATCATCGAATGCCTACCCTAGGTAGGCATTTTTGCTATATTTCCGGTAGCTGCTATGGAAACTATGGAATTGGCCTCGCCGGACAAGAAGTCCGACGAGCACAGGATGTGGTCGGCGATATACCACGACAGGGATACTGACAACCTGTTCCTCTGGTACGACGACGGGACGATGGAGCAGAAGCGCATCGTCAATACCTTCTACACCCCGAATCGGGGCGAGTTCGGCGCCATGCCGTGCGGAATGAAGGACATATACGGAAGGGAGATGTATGCCGTCCAGAGGCATACCGCCCAGGAACAGGACATACGAAAGCGCTATATCGGACCCAATAACCACCTGGCCGAAATCGATATAGACCCGAGGGCCAGGTTCCTCCAGCAGCACTATGCTAACACCGGCATGCTCAAGCCGGACATGAGCAAGATTAACATCTGCTTCCTCGATATAGAGGTGGAGACTACCGGTCGCTTCCCGATGGCCCACCGTGCCGAATACCCTATCAACTGCGTTACCATCTACTTTTCTGCTACCGACAACTACTTTACCTACGGTGTTGGACGTGACATTGAGGACTGGGTCAAGGAGAAGATGGCCAAGGAGAACTGCCAGTACGTGCTGTGCGAGTCCGAATCAGACCTGCTTACCCGATTATTTACCGAGATTGGCCGAAATGACGTAGCCATTCTCTCGGGGTGGAACTTCTCCTACGATACCACGTACATGGTCAACCGGGCCCAGAAGCTCGGTATCGACATCAAGCTCATGTCCCGTCTCCCGGCTCAGTTCAAGAAGGCCTGGGTCAACAACGACGGCGAGCTGCAGATTGCCGGAACGGAGGTCATCGACTTCCTCGCCCTCTACCGCAAGTACACCTTCTCCGAGCAGCCTTCCTACAAGCTTGACTACATCGGCGGGATGATTACCGGCGAGCACAAGGCTCCCCTTCCCGACGGATACAAGTCCTGGAAGAACTACTGGTCGCAATTTATCTTTTATAACTGGCAGGACGTTCGCCTGCTCAAGATGATGGAGCTGGAAGTGAAGATGTTCCAGCTGTGCGTCACTGCTGCGGCGGAGGCCCACGTCCCGTTCTCCTTCGTGTTCGAGTCCAAGAAGATGCTGGTCGGCTTCGTTATGAACCACCTCCATAAGAACGGCATGGTGTTCCCGGCCTACCGCCAGCAGTCCAAGGAAGAGTATCCCGGTGCCTTCGTGTATTCAATCCCCGGTTTCTACAAGTGGCTCGTGTCGTATGACTACCGCTCGCTGTATCCGTCCATAATGATGACGTTCAATACCTCGCCGGAGACCAAGGTCACCAAGCCGATGGACTACATCATGACCGAGGAGGAACGCGCCACGCTCATTGAGAGCCCGTGGACGCACAACGGCAGGTACAAGGTATACTTCCGGAAGGACAAGGAGGGCATCGTCCCCCAGGTAACAAGACTTCTATTTGATGGCCGTGCTAACCTGAAGAACAAGATGAAGGCTGCGAAGAAGGCGGGCGACCACGAAATGACCGCCGTCTACGACATGATGCAGAAGGTGTACAAGGTGCTCGGAAACTCCCTGTACGGTCTGCTCGGTTCAAACTTCTTCCCGTTCTACGACGTGGACAATGCCGCATCCATTACCGCATTCGGCCGCAACCTCATCAAGTTCACCATCGAGCAGCTTGCCCACTACCTCAACGAGGAGGTGGCCCACGACGAGCGCTTCATCAAGGCGTTCGGGTATGTCCCGGAAATCGACCAGTCCTTCCTGGGAACTACCATGGACGATGACGGCCAGGTGCTGTTCAAGAGGATGTCCCACGGCGATACCGACTCGTTCTACTGCAAGGTGGGCGACCTGTTCGAGGAGTTCCGCAAGAAGCAGGGGACCGGTACGGAGGTCATCGTCTATACCGGACACGAGGAGACCGAGAGGTATTCCTTCGGCAATTCTCCCGAGGAGGAACTGGAGTCCCGCAAGTGCTTCAACCGCATGTGCAACAAGTACGCGCATGCCCAGTGGCATGACCCGGAGAACCGGGCGATAGACAAGAAGACCGGCCTTTCCAAGGTCAAGATTATGTTCCACGACGGCATCGTGTGGGGTAAGGGCTGCAGGATTATATACAACCGGTACAGGCTCACCGACTTCTGCCGCATCATGGACGCCGTTATCCTAGAAGAGAAACTGGACGAGTTCATGCTCGCCTACGCCACCAAGTGGGGATATCTGACGAACGAGCTGTTCCTGAAGCGCGAGAAGTGCATCTACAAGGCAATCGTCACGGCAAAGAAGAAGTACATCTGCGAGGCGGAGTCCAACGAGGATATTGTCTACCTTGACAAGGAGCCGAAGAAGGACGAGCAGGGCAACGTTGTCGAAATCGGCTCGATGGAATTGACTCCCGACTTTGCCGTTACCGGCCTTGAAATCGTCCGCAGTTCCACCACGCTGTTCTCCCGCGAGCGCATGATGGACATGGTTAAGCTGATGCTGAAGACCATGGACAAGGGCGTAGTGCGCGAGAGGCTTCTGGAAATCAAGCGCGAGTTCTTCCAGGCGGTCAAGGACGGCAAGTACTCCTACATCTCCATGCCTTCCGGCATGAAGGAGGAGCCCGTCCCGTATGCGATACAGTGCCACCTGCCAAAGGATGAACTCTCCAAGCTGGACTGGCGCCGCAGGGCGGCATCCGTGTGGAACTACCTTATCGAGTTCGACCCTATCTTGTCCAAGGAGCCTTACGAGCCAATCGTTGCCGGTGAGAAGATGAAGTTCATCAAGAAGGCTGACGACGACTACGGCGTATCGATTATCTGTTACACCGGAGAGGAGTGCCCGCAGCGTCTCATTGACATGTTCCATATAGACTGGGACCAGCAGTGGAAGGTTTCCGTGGCCCAGATTCTGGGAAGACTGTTCGGAGCCGTGGGGTGGCCGGAAGAATTGGAATATGACGAGACCGACGCGATGCTCGAACTGATTTAGGAGATGTTATGGCTGAATTCAAGGTAGAAGTGTTGAAGTACCCGACTGACGAGGACTGGCAGTGGGTGAAGAAACTCGCTCTAAATACGATGGGGAAGAATTATTTGATGGACAAGGATATGTCTATCGAACTCAAGAAGAAGTACTTGACATCGGAGCATTCCCCCATCCGTTATCTGCGCTTTATCATCAGGATGGAAATTCCCTATTGTAACTCGGTGCATTTCGTCCGTCACAAGCTCGGCGTGGAGCATTTCGTGCAGTCACAGCGGAATGACCGGCAGGACAACTATGACCGGACGAAGGCACCACAGGACGCCCCGGTGTCGCACATGATGGTAGTCAACGCACAGGAACTGATGTTCATGGCAAGGAAGCGCCTGTGCGGGAAAGCCGATATCGATACGCAGAAGATTATGCGTGCCATAGTGAGGGAAGTGCTGAAGACCAACCCTGAATTCAAGGATGTTCTTGTGCCCCAGTGCCAGTACCTCCACGCATGCCCCGAGTTCGTATCGTGCGGCAGATGGATTAAGTCGGACAGTTCGCTTGAGGGTGTACTGGACCTGCGCGGCCTATATGAGCCGACTTGCTTTGCTCGGCTGGATGCCTACGACATTTCCCGGATAGAGGACAAGGTAAAGGAAGCGACCGATGTATCTAACCTGACCACGTTTGGCCCGGATGCGACCTGGCGACGCCGAGAAATATGCATGCTGGAGATATTCCTGGATATCTCCCGGTGGCTAAATGAGGATTCCGACGTTGAGATTCTCGACGAAGATGTGGTACTACAGGACAACAACCGGCTTTATATTACAGCCACCTGCATGAACAATAAGAAGACTGTCAAGATGGAAGTGGCTACCCTTAGTCTGTTACATGATATGAATACCGGTGGAGTCAACTGGATACTTAATTCAGGAGACCGGACCTTGTTCACTGCGGAGAACTGTGCCAAGATGATGAGGAGATTCTTGGAGTCCTTGCCGTGGAAACCTTCGAAGTAGCAGGTCCCGGCAGCGAGACTACCGGCGAATCCTAGGACTCCCCGGACTGTGTCGAGGAGTTGACGTTTTCCGGACCGGTACCTCCCCACATTCCGAGGGAGGTCCTTCCCGGTGACACCACGCCCTTCCACTGTCCGAACCTGTTGGCATATGATTGTTTCATCAGCTTAGCCACTGTCTGGTCGCTGGGCATTCCCTTGTACAGAGAAAGGTTGCCGTTAGGCACGATGCCCTGCTGGCAGGTTCCCGGCTGTGCGGCCACCTGCTTCACGTTGATGTCCGTGGCGGAGTTCTCGAATATCGACCGGTACAGGCCGGTGACCTTCCTTCTCAGTTCCGGGTCCTTCCTGGTGACACCCTCGATGAATTCAAGCATCGTATTCATAACCGGGAGTTTATATTGGATGCACCGGGTAAATTTGCTATATTTGCCGTAGAGGAATTTTGATATGCCGCAGGAAATCGACCTTATAACTGGAGAAGTGATAGAGACCGCAGGAACCCCGGTAACTACGGGACAGGACGACCTTTGGCCGGAGAAATACCGCCCCAGGAAGCTGGAGGACTTCATCCTTCCCACGAAGCTGGAGAACATGGTCCGTACGGCACTGCAGGTGAACTCGTTCAACAACTACATACTCTACTCGGGAGCACCGGGAACCGGGAAGACGAGCCTAGCCATGGCCATCCCTGAGATGCTCGGTGCCGAATCCAAGTTCCTCTACGCGAAGCGCGACTCCGAGATTCTCGAGGAGATTGACGAGAGCGCCACCTACCGGAGCCTGAACGGGCGTCCCAAGTTCTTCATCATCGACGAGGCGGACTACCCGTCCCAGCCGGACAGCTTCTACCGCAAGCTCCAGTCCTGCGTGGAGGCAACATCGTCCAACCTACGCTTCATCCTTACTTGTAATGAGCTCTTCCGCATACCTGACGCAATCAAGTCAAGGTGTACCCCCATAGCGTTCGACCATCCCGGTGACGACCGTGACCTCAAGAACCGCATGTTCAAGCGTCTCATGAAGATAGCGAAGATAGAGACCAAGCCGCTGAACGGGGAGGTATCCAAGGATACCGTAGTGGAAATCCTTACTACCTGCTATCCGGACATGCGCATGATGATTAACGTGATGCACAATACGTTCCTGGAGAACTCCGGGAGCATCGTGGGGCATCCGAACATCGTCACCGATGAACTGATATCCAATATATACAGGCTGACCATATCGATGGACCCGAGAAGGCTCCGTTACTACCTGTCCGCCAACGCGCACGACTTCAGGGGAGTCTACATCCCGTTCGGTAAGTACTTCATGGAAAGGATACCGGTACCTGCCGGTGGCACCGTGGACTACATGTACATCAAGTTCGCCTCCATGCTGGGGAAGGCATACCGCGCCAGCCTGACACAGGTGAACCAGGAGGTATCCCTGATGGAGTTCCTGTGCGACGTGATGGAACTCATCATGCAGTGCCAGATGGTCGGCAAGATGCCGATGGATGCACCGCCGGAAAATACATAGACTACGTAAACTTCAAACAACCGAAAGGTAAACCTAAATCATGGTCGAACAGATAAAAGCTCGCTGCGACAGCAACCTATTCAACAAATGGGGCGCCACTAACGACCCCAAAGACCTTACGGTCGGCAAGGAATACGATGTCGACTTCGTTCTAATCCACGGCAGTTACACACAGGTCTACCTCGTCGGTGACAACCGTGCCTACAACTCGGTCAACTTCTCCTTCTTCAACAAGGAAGGGAATGAAATCGACCTCATAGAGTACTTCAACCACCAGCTCGGCATACACAAGTGCTGGCCGAGGAAGTAGAGCATGATGGTTTAGGTTTAACGGAGCTGTTATAATAAGAAATTAAAACTGGAAACCGCACAGGCTTAGGTACCAAAGGAGAAGAAATGTACATCGAAAAAATGACCGTAGGGGAACTCAGAAAGGCTCTCGAAGGCATCCCGGACGACTACTCGATTTCCCTTGAATCTGTCGAGGACGGAATATATGTCCCGAACGGCGAAGACCGCATCGGAACAACCTACAATAACAGCAGATACGAAATCAACTCTCGCATCAGCGAGCTTAAATCAGTTGACCGTGACGACGATTGTCGTGACGTAACCATCCAGATGTCCATAACATTGGAGGAGGTTTAAGGTTTAATTGGGATTTCATTACGAGGAGAAGGGGTCAGTAAAGATTCTCATGACAACGGAAACCAACCATATCCTCCCTAACCTTATCGTGCAGACTGTCTCGTTTTCCGAGTTTCGCTCGGAATACAAAAAACTGGCGAACTCAGTCATTCCCGACAAGTCCGCTTTCTAGGTTTAACGGGGAAACATGGATAATTCTGAATTATATAGGTCCGTATGTAAACTACGGATAGAGCATGCCAAGTTGAAAAAACACTTGGCATTTGAAAAAATCTGACTATAAAAAATATGAAGATTATATGCGGGAGCATTATTTTTGGAAGCATGTAGAAGAATACTGGCGCTCTAAATTATTAAGTTTTCTTAGTGTGATATCTATGAAATCAATTTTGCAAAAGGATGCCCAGCAACTATCCTCATATTAAATGAAAATTGTTATAAACTATTGATAACTGTATAAAAAAATGTATATTTAATATAGTTATTGGTAGGAAACTCAATTATGAGAGCAAAATCCAGAATGCAGTCTTCAGCAAGAACTATATACAAAAGTGCTATAATATTTACACTTTTGCATAGTTATATATAGTTTTTGTATTTTATGAGAATCATCCAGATGCGCTAATGCCTGATGATATCTTGCAAAAAACATTTCTATAGCAAGGAATTAAAAAAAAATATGTCCACATCGGCAATTGTACTTATCATCGCCATCTGCACCATGGTGTGCATTCTTGTCTACTGCCATAAGACGCATTACATCCTTGGCGAAGAGGACGAGCTTGGCATATTCACTGGGCTTGTCGGATTCGTAATCTTCGTGTCGGCATTACTCACGCTATTCTGTTAACCGCTTCCGTCACGACGGACAAGTCCGCTGGGGTGACGCGCGAAGCTGCCACCCTTTAGGGTGGCGGTAGTTCACATATGAAAGTTTTTGCTATATTTGTGGAAAAAGACACCTATAGAATAGGTTATAGTATAACTGTTCAAATAGTGGATACTGATGAGCATAAAATTTGACCCGTTCAGGTTCCTGGAGGAACGCCGGAACTGCCTGCCTGTCTCCGATATGGACAAGGTGGAGTTCCAGCTGTACAATGTCGTACAGGCAATCAGCATGGACCCGAAGATGAGGAAGGTCGCCCACGAGCTGAACGAGCTGTCCTTCAGCCATCTCCCTAGGGATATCCAGGCGATGGCCATCCAGGGGCTCAACGGGGTGAGGATGGATACCCGGTGGTGCAGGGCGAAGACGTCGTCCCTGCAGGAACGGGACTCCCAGATAGACCACGCGATGAGGGTGCTGAAGATGCCCCACCATGACGTGCTGGAGGCGAAGCGCTACGGGCTGATAAAGACCGAGGAGGTGGAGGACACCTACTTGCGTCTTTACGAGCCGGACAAGCTGCTGGCGAAGTACTCCTCGAAGAAATCCACCAGGAGGAAAAAATGAGTTCCTTCTGGGTCGTTGTCCTTATTATAATGAGTGTAACTACCGGTGCGCTCGGCACCTGGCTGGTCATGATGTTCCGCAGGGGAGAGGTCAAGGTCGAGGCCGACCCGGGCCAGCTGTCGGTAATTCTGAAACTGCACGAACTTGAAACTTACCTGGAGGCAAGGGGTGACTACTACGAACAGGTCGCGAAAACAAGGGGAATGCCGAGGAAGGACAGGTACCCGTCGTACGAAGTCTGGAGAAGGCTCCGGAAAAGAACGTGAACTCCCTCCCGAGGTCCGGTTCATGATGGAGAAGTTCGGGTTGGACGAGGAGAAGGCCGGGATGGCCATAAGGGACGGGTTCCGTGTAGGTGCACTGATGGACGGGTCCGCGATGGACAGGTTCATGGACGACTCGGGCATAAACGCCCGGGTGAACAGGATGAAGAAGGAAACCGATATTAAGGAAGATTAAATCATTCCACGGAGGGTCTCGAGGATGGCGTTATCGCCGTCCTCTCTTTCTTTTTCCTGGCAGTTGGCCTGGGCCACGCCGATGGCTGCGGTGACCTCCTTCTCGGGGGCTGCACCTGCATCCTTGGCGTCCTGCGTGTTCTGGGCTACCGTAAGGTCAATCTGCTTCTGTTCCTGCGGACTGGGCGGCTGGGCCGGTGTTCCGGCTGCCTGCGGGTTGACCTCTCCTTCCGGGGTAATCCCGGTCTGCTGGTCCACGGCCATGAGGTCGTTGTTAGATACCGGCATCTGCGGGGTGTTGTCTACCGGTGTCTCCTCGGTGGGGCTCTGGGAGAATTCCGCTAGCAGTTCCTCGAGGACCGGGTCCTCGCCCATGCCGTTGTCTCCGTTGGCGAACTCGATGAGGTAGTCCATGGCGGTCTTCCCGGCGGCATCCACGGCGAACCAGGCGTTTCCCTCTGCCTTGGAGTTGATGTCGTTCGGGCGGGTCATCTCGATGTAGGACATGTTCTTGTCGAGCATCTTCTTTATGAAATCATAGTCTACCTGTTGGGTAAACTTGCCGGTAGCGGCAAAAACCAGGGCATGCAGCACGGTCTCACCGGCGGAATCGGTGCAGGTGAGCATCAGTGGGTCGATTTCCAAGAGGTCCTCGACGAGGTTGTCGGCCCACATGTGGAGGGTCGTTGTCCACTCGCCGTCACCCAGGTTGACCCGGCGGGTGAACTGCAGGGGGAACTGCCGGAGAGCCCGGCGGTTCTTCTCGGAAATCACCTCCAGCTTCTTGTTGACGATGTTCTGGATGCCCTCGATGAGCGCCAGTTCGTTCGGGTAGGCGTCCTTCAGCCCGTTAAGCCTGCTGTTGAATTCCCTCTTGTCCATGCTATTTACCCGTTAAAAGTGCCGTTTTCTGCAAGTTTATGATATCCGAGCCGAAAAACGGAGAAAAAATGTGACCACGGGATAAACTTCCGCCAGAATCAATATAACCATGAGGTATGATTATGGCAACTAGGATGGGAAGTCCCGGAGTCCGCATAGAGCTCCACGACAAGTCCGGCTACAGCCTGGTCGAGACCCCGAACGCTGTCGCAGGCGTGGTTGGCTTCGCCCCGAAGGGGGAACTGAACAAGATTCAGAAGCTCACCAATACCGCTGAGCAGGACATGTACTTCGGCCTCGGCTTCAACAACTCCCGGTTCAACCAGGGAATGTACGCGGCCCGCGCCGTCATCAACGCCGGCGGTCACGTCGAGTTCGTCCGCCCCTACGGCGAGGAAATCGACAAGACCGACGACTTCAAGCGCGACCTGAAGACCGACGCATATGTCGTTGCTTTCGACCGCGACGCCATCAACAACGACCAGAACGCGGACAAGACCTCCCTGAAGATGGAGTACTTCGCGTCCACCCGTTACAAGGTCGACGGTGCCGCCAGGTACGGTGCTACCCGCAAGATTAACAATATTGCGGAAACAATCGTCAAGAACAGCAACGTGGACTTCAACCTGGATGCCTCCGAAGATTTCACCAAGGAAGCGAACTGGGAAGCCAACAACGGCGTTGCCAGGGGCAAGACCGATACGGTCCTCTTCAGCATCATGAATGCCGACCCGAGCGGAGCCAACCGTGCGTACAGTACGTTCCCGGTCAGTGCGGCCGATGCCACCAAGAAGGCTGACGGCGTCCTGGTTGTCACCTGTGCCTCCAAGGTCGGGTTCGCCGTGGGTGATACCGTATACGGCCCCATGGGCAAGCTCAAGGTCCTCGGCAAGTTCGAGGTTACCAGCATCGTCGACAAGAAGGTCACCATCGAGGCGGCCGACGAGGATACCAGGACCGCAGTGGGAACACTGGGAGGAATCCCGGAAGTCCTCATCTACAGCGAGGGTGCCGACGCGGTGAACACCGGGAGCGACTACCTGACTGTCAAGACCGCGGTCACAGGTGCCGGTGCCAAGACGTTCAGCGCCATCCAGCTCGACGATGCCGGACTGGCTATGCTCAAGGGAACCGATGCATCCAACAAGGTCTATTCCGGTACGCCAATCGAGTTCGCCAATTCCGAAGGCGAGGCGGTATACGTCCGTATCGACAACGGCGTCAAGATGGAAGCTGACTTGGATATTGCCGATGGCATCGTTACTGCGACCATCAATGCCAAGAAGGCCGCTGCACTGTTCGTTGGCGATGTCGTCATTGCTGAATGGACGCAGTCTAACGAAAAGAAGACCGCCGAGCTTACTGTATTGTCAGTGACTGACACGACCGCTACGTTAAGTACTGCAACCGAGATTTCTGCGAGTACGCTCAATGGTGCCACATTGACCAGCCTCCGGGAGAACTGGGCTGATTCAGTTAACACCCTTGCCCTGGTGGTCAATGCCGATTCCACGGTTAAGAGCGTGGCAGAGGACATCGTTGCCCTGGCCGGAAGCGAGGAAATCGGCTTCGGTGTGGCGCCGACCATCGGTGACATTATAGAAGTCAGCGCTACCGACCGTACGGTTGTTACGTTGGCTCCGGGAGCAGCAATCGAGTTCGTTGTCGGCGACCGTGTCGCCGTTACTCGTAGCAGTGTGGCAATCGGAAGTGAAACTTCCTATACCACATATAGCGCTACGACCGATGCGGAATTCGGCAAGACCCCGATTGTCATGGTCACCACGGTAAAGAGCTCCGACCCGATTACCAACACGGTCGTGCTCAATGACGCGGTCCCGGCCGATGAAGATGCCGACATCGGCAAGCAGCTTCTCAACCTCACCCAGACAACCCGTACGGTATTTGCTGCCAAGGACAGCTACACCTACGTGGCCGACCCGGTTAGTGTTACGAATATTAGCAAGGCGCAAGCTGCTGATGCAGCATGGACAGAGGCGGGAACCAATATCTATACGACGGATATTGTTGTCACTGGGACAACTACCGATGCTTCGGTAGCCGGTTGCACTGAGGTTACGTTTAAAACCCAGAAGCTGGAAGGTACGGAACTTGTTGTTGATACCAGGACGGTTGAATGTACGTTATCGAAGACCGGTGATACGTATACGCTAACGTTCCGCGTTAATGGGGTTTACCTGAGTTCGGAACAGGTGCCGGTTAGTGCTGATGGCGTAGAAATAGACAATGTCCAGGCATTAATCTCGGTTCCAAACGTCAAGGAATACGCTGACATCTACTTCGTCGGTAACTTCACTGTTTCCGTCCCGAGGGCTACCCAGGATGCCACCACGATTGTCAAGCTCGACAACATCGTGGCGGGTAGCAAGGGCACCGCGAAGGTTCCGTTCCAGTACACCCCGGCGATTGCCACGGAGTCTTCCGCGGTGGTCGAACGTTCCGAGAAGGTCCTTACCGATACCTCAATCGGTGCCACCTTCGTCGGTCTCGGACTCGCCAACATCCGCTACATGGACGTGAACTTTACCGGCTCCACGGTCAAGGTCTACGACCTTACTGAGGAAGGTGAAGCTGTCGCAAGGCTCTACCTCTCGGTGGCCTACATGTACAACGGTGTCCGCTACGAGTTCGACGGTACAATCATCAAGTACGTGTACAACGACATCCAGCTCTACATCGGCGATACCGCCGAACGCGAGCTCGTGGGTAGCGGCGTGCAGTTCGTGCTGAATGACAGCGGCGAGCTCGACATGTTCCTCGAAGACAACTCCTACGACCTATCCGGCACGGTGATGGGCGGCAAGCCGTCCAGCACGATGACCTGCGTGTCGTTCAACGAGAACGACCCGGCAATCATCAATAACGCCGTGTGGACGTATGACCCGAAGAACAACATGAACACCAGCACGCTCTCCAACGCGTTCAACCTGTTCATTGACAAGGACAAGTCCGATGTGACGTTCTTCGTCGGTGCAGGTCTCGGCATCAACAACTTCGGTATGCGCAAGTACGAGACGCTGAACACGCAGCTCATGCAGGCCGTGTTGAGCATCTGCGAACTCCGCAAGGACTGCTTCGCTCTGTTCGATGGTGTTGCCGAACCGCGTATCGAGCAGGCTCTCAAGCTTGACTCTCCGGCAAGCCGCTTCGGTTCTACCCTCGGCCGCTGGGGTGCAATCTATGACGCCCGTCCGATTTTCGCTGACCGAGTGGTCACGATGTCCAACGTCGAGGCTGCCCCGTCCATCGCGATGGCTTCCCTCATCACGGCCAACCGCCGCGGGGCCATCTGGTGGCACGTACCGGCTGGCGAGGACACCGGCATGATTCCTGGCGCATGGTGCACCAAGGTCAAGTACGAACGTACCTTCAACATTCCTGAGGACCCGGATTCCGATATCGCCCGTCTGTGCGACATCCATGTGAACCCGTTCCGCACGAACAAGAAGGGCATCTACGCGTTCGGTGACTTCACCATGCAGATGGAAGACACCGCGTTCAACGCGATTAACGTGACGATGCTCGTTGCCGGTATCCACAAGATGTACTACGACTATCTCGACTCCAAGGTGTTCCGTCTGAACACGGCCGCGCTCCGCGCCCAGATTACGACGGACCTGCAGGAAAAGCTCGACGAGATTATCTCGTCCAATCCTGCCGGACTCGAGTATGGCGTGGTCACCTGCGACGACACCAACAACACGCCGGAAGTCATCAAGGCCCACAAGCTCTTTGTTGACCTTGACCTCATCCCGACTGCAAGCACCCGGTACATCACCCTTCGCACGAACGTCCTTTCCAGGACGAACGGCAAGACGATATCCACCGAAATCAGCACGCGTAACCGCTAATAAAAGGAGGACTAGAATATGTCAACTTACGGACTCGACATTAGCGACAAGAAGAAGGTATTCTATGCTGCGAACATCGACAAGCTGCCGGACCCGGTGCGAAGCACCCGCTGGCGCATGTGCGTGGACCAGGGTATCTTCAAGGCAATCGGCATCAAGCCCTCCAACGGCGAGGACTTCGGTACCAACCCGGAAACTGCGAAGGAGTTCACCCTTCACATATCCAGCGGGGCCAAGATTCCCGATGCGAACATCAAGGCGGACAAGATATGGTACATGGGATACGAGAAGAAGTACCCCGTGCAGCAGGAACAGCTGGCTGGCAGTATGCCTATCACCGCCCTTCTCCTTGAAGACGGCCGTGCATACGAGACCATGATGGCCTGGAACCAGTGCTGCCTCAACAGTGGTATCCTGAATACAAAGGGTACCGGGGACACGAACTCCGATACGAACCGAATCGAGCAGGGCAACAACAAGCTCTACCTCGGTCTCGGCCAGCAGGAGAACTACGGTAACTCTACCGCGGTGCTCCTCCGTAACGCCCACGTGACCCTGGAACTCTACGACTGGATGTACGGCGACGTCATCATGGGCATCAGGCTCATTAACGCCTGGCCGTCTAAGGTTGGTGTCAGTGATAGTCTTACCTATGACAGTGCCAAGCTGATGCACTTCCAGTTCACCCTGGAGTACGACAGGTGGAACATCTGGTTCAACCCGAACTACAAGGTCATCGGCGCTGGCAACAAGTAGCCGTAGCCTACAAATTCAACTAGGGAGCCGGGAAACCGGTTCCCTTTTCTTGCAATTTCTGGAACAATAATGTATTTTTGAAGCAGAGGAAATTATATGGCTGCAGGATTTCATATAGACGAGGACGCACTCAACGAGATGGTGGGCGACCAGAACGCCCCGGTTAACATCCAGATGCAGAGGCTGCGCGAATGGTGCGCTAATGCTCTTAGGACTACAAACGAGAAGGGCGAGGTGGATGCCCAGGTTGTTTACAATCAAGGCAACTACAACATGGGTGAAAACGCGGTGCACATCGCCATGCTCGCCTTCAAGAACAAGTTGAAACTAATCGCCCTAAAGAAGGAAGTAAAGACCAAGCGTAGCGAGGTGTACCAGAAGATGGCCACCACGAAGCACAAGTGGATTCCCTCCAAGGAAGGGGAAACCATCATGGTCGAGGGTGACCCGGACCTTGCCGACCTCCAGGAACGCCTGGATTGCCAGGAGGAGTTCGTCAAGTTCCTGGAGGACATGCAGGACAAGATTCGCTATTATCCGAGGAACGCCGACGCCATGGTGCGCGTCCACAACTTCGGACAGGAAATCGGCCAGATTATCGTGGGGGTACACAAATGGGGATAATCAGGAAAATCAAGGAATTATTTCTCCCGGTACCTCCCGGTGAACTCCCGGAGCAGACCACTAGGCAGCTGGCGGAGGGCAAGGAGCCACTACCGGAAGGCAAGCCCAAGGAAACGAAAAGGGCACTACTGGGATAACTCAAGGAGACACATTATGAATATAAGTCTGTTCAAGACATACCTGCCATATAACCGACAGGAGCCATTTGCACTTGCTGTGATGGGTAATTCTGCCCGTCGCAAGGTAAAGAAACTAAATTCTCGACTAAATAAGGTCATATTCGACCTTAGGCCATACAATTTACCGAAAATGAAATTCAATGAACTATTTAAATTAAAGGTTACACGGGATTTTCGGTCACCAATCGACACGACGATTGACTTCAAAGTCACCTATGTAGGAATCGAGCTTAATCCTAGCAGCCGGCATGACCTAATATCCTTTTGTGCGAGATTGATAAAATATGATGATGGCTGTCTACGTAGTCAACTATATGCGTGGCAGTTAGCATGTGATAATATATTCGGTGGCATGATGGATTGCCTTACGTCATTTCTCCGGTTTCTTCTTGAGGATTTATACGTGCAAAACCAACAGCTTTCATCTATACCTGACTCTATTGACGTGTGTTGTAAGTGGTGTGGCGACCTTAGACGTTACGCGTTATATGCTCATACATATCCAAAAGATGTAGAGGTTCTCGTTGATGTGGCCAAGAAAACGAATATTAATGGACTTTATGAAGTTGATGCTGTGCAGGGATACGAACGGTATATAATAGACGAGCTCGCTACGTCGGCCATTAAGAAGAAAATCAGTAATGCCGACCTTACCGAGCCTGATGCGAATGTGCTATTATTTCAACCATGGTATGAACAATATATGGCGAATAAGGCATGGGTTGATAAGAAAAACAACTGCACAGAAACAATTGATAAGATATCTAAACGCATCATTGAACTTAAGGATGTAGCCAACACTTAACGAATAAAGGATAGATTGAACATGGTTATAATCGAAACAATAGTGCCGTATTTGGTTCAGCAATGGAATGCATGTCGCAAACTAGAGAGTTCTGGGTATAATGATATGCAGAAATCTAGAGTTTCTAAGTATGATGATATGCAGCAATCTAGAGTTTCTAAGTATGCAACAGGTTATACACGAAAATGGGCAAAGGTGTTGCGGGGAGTTTCGTTACGATGAGCGAGAAGATACCTACAGATACGACGGACGCCTCCGAGCTGTTCGACGTAGACTTCGGGAGCAACCCGGTATCTTCCGGTACTCCCAAGGAAAATCCCAAGGATTCAGGCAAGAATCCCTACGAGGCGGTCGAGGACGTGCTGGGAATACCCCGCGGTTCCACCAAGGAGGGCATCGCCGCTGCCAAGAAGGAGGTCAAGCGCATCACCGACGAGGCCAAGAACCTCAAGGTGCAGAAGGATATCCTTGTCCGCAAGGAGAAGATGTCCGACACGCTCGACCTTGTGCCCGGTTTCAACATGGACGACCTGGCCAACGACCGGAAGGTGCTCCGCCAGGAGTACATGGAACTGTTCAGGCGCGGCAAGAGGATGCTCGACCGCATCGAGAAGGACGTGGAGGACCTGGTCAACCCGGAACCGGACGACTACGCCAACTACCAGAGGCAGTATCTCGCCCTCCTGAAGACCCTGGACAGCATCCGGGGAGCGCTCGTTACCCTCCGGGAGGAGGAGGAGAAGGCCCTGCTTACCCGTGCGAAGGACGCTCCCGCAGGCATCGCCGGTGCGGGCGGGGAGTCCGCCGGGGGAGCCCAGGTTGCCGCCGACGGTTCAGTGGAGGTGACACCGCAGGACACCAACGCGTGGATTGCCAAGTGGACAGCCGAGCTGGATGCGGAGGTTGCCGACCAGATTCAGAAGGACTTCGACAACCGGAATGCGCCGAAGGCCATCACGGATGGCACCGGGGAACCTCCGGACAGTAAAGAATAATTTACTTGATTGCACCTACGATAATTAATACATTTTCATTAGCATGTGATAGTTTTGTAATACAAAAAATAAGACAATGGAGATGCATATGCCCACCGAGCGCCAGGTAGTGTCGGTTTCGCTAACTCAGCAACAAAGTGAATTCTTGAAGACTCGTCCAGAGGGACAGTCTCAGTTCATACAGAATCTAATAAATGAATATATCGGGAAAGATGCTCTAGAGAAAGCCGGTATTCCGATATTGCCGACTGCCCTGGAGAAATATATAGTTGCAGAGGCGGAAACCGCTGTCAGGACTGACGGTAATAGCCCCACACATAATACATTCAGTTGGACTCCGGGTCCGGTTCCTGAAATGTGTCTAAGCATATTCCAGGAAGGCGGGCATGGGTTGAATGCATGGCTGGTATGTAGAATGACCCTAAACGGGATAAAGGATGCTAACGCGAACATGTATAAGCTCAGGGTGAATCTACATAGTAATGCCGTCCCCTGTGGCGAATACAGCATCATACACACAAAGAGCGACACATATGAGTTTTGGATAAGACCTGGTTCCGGCATAGAGAAAACGTTTTTCGGACTGAAGGATAAGCTCTATCCGGATGGGAATATTTGTTTTGACTCTAAACATGATAGCCATGTCGACATTGACAATACCGGAGATGCAATCTATCGGTCCCGGTTTAGATTAGTGGCATATTCCCCGATGGATAAATCTGTATGGAACCTGCCGGAGCTTTCATTGTACGTCAGCAAGATAGAGTTTGGCGAGCATGATGACCTATTCATCACGTTCATTAATACAAACACTTTCTGTCTTCACAAATTCTGCAAGGTGGATAAGCATGAATGCATGACAACGGCATGCTATGTCACATTGGATATCAGTAGTTACGACTGGAAACTTGGGACGCTTGTTGAGACTACCAGGTACAATGTATGGGTATCGTGTCGGATACCAACAAGGTCCAGTTTAATGTACAACTCCTCGGAAGGTAACCCGGTTACCACTACTACCGTCCATTGTTTCATTGTAGATAGCGGTGACCCGGGCGAGATATGCATGGTTACTGGGGAAGATACCGCCAATGCCCGGAAAAACATATCAAAATTCACATATGACAATGAACTTGGGATGAGCCGGGGGCTGTATTGGAACAACCGTCGGGAAGACATTAATAGTAAGAAAATTGACCATTATAGTCATGAAACGGTGGAAAATCTTGGCGGATATTGTATTTTTTCCGATAGTGACAAAGCGCGGATACTTAGTGCGATAGACAATGCAGACCAGGAAAAGTCCGTCATAATACGGAGTAATAATGGAATGCAACCATACAAGGGGAGTTTCTATATTTCGGAAAGGGAATACCTGTATATTGAGGTAAACAGGTTATATGATGTTCCACAAGGCGCTCCAAATATAATAGTTAAGACCTCATGGACAACTACGATGACGGAAAATGATGTCATTAAGCATCAAACCTGGTGGCGCGGGGAGAACATTGGATGGTTAACTGACAGATTGGATGAATTACAAATATGCGAGCAGGAAATGTTTCCGTCCGCTGAAGAAATTGATATAGTCAATCCACACCTAGCAGATGAATTGGCTAAAGCGCTAAGCTTGCAACATTCGGATGAAAATAAACGTGCAGATTTGCTGACCGCATCTGGATTAAAGTAAGATTCTATCAAGACTCGGAATGAACTTATCGCTGATTGGTTGAACGAGTATTCATGTCAGAACGGCGACCAGGGCATGACAAAAATATATCATACCGGATGAGTCAAGGATAGGCCGATATAGAGGGCTTTCTATTCGTCTAATCAAGGATTAATTTGCTATATTTGGGGGTACCGCTGGTCGGTACCCTTTATTTTTTGGAGATTTGTATGCAGATTGGTATAGTTGGAGACCTCCACCTCGGCCCGAAGTGCCAGAAGACACCTATCAAGGACGCCGTAGTGGCCGGGCAGAAGGCCCTGCACAAGCTGATGATTGAGGATTTCCGCTCCCGCGGTATCAAGACGGTGCTATTCAGTGGCGACGTGTTCACCGTGCATGCCTTCATGACCATCGACGTGATGGCCTACGCGATACAACTGTTCCGGGACGACATGAAGGACTTCGACATCCATGTAATTGCCGGAAATCACGACTATGTCTACGAGAACAGGGACTCTCTTACCTCCCTGCAGCTGCTGGAACTCCTCCCGAACGTCCACGTGTACCGCACCTCGATAGTTCCCCTGGAACTCCTGGGCAAGAAGTGGTACATGGTGCCCTGGATTTTCCCGGACAAGATGGAGGCGACCAGCGAGTGGCTCTCCAAGTTATCCAGGCAGGCGAAGGCGAAGCGCGAGAATACCGTCCTGTTCGGCCATTTCGACATAATGGACATGCTGATGGAGGCCGGACAGGTTTCTACCGAGGGCCTGCCCCCGGAGAAGTTCTACAAGGCGGCCAGCCATACCTTCAGTGGCCACTACCACTGCCGTTCCTTCAACAAGGGCAAGGACGCCGACTCGTCAATCCTCTACATGGGCACCCCGTATCACCTGTCGTTCGCTCACGTTGGGACGGACTGCGGGTACTATATCCTGGACGACAAGATGGAGATAGAGTTCGTAGAGAACAAGGTATCCCCGAGGTTCATCGACGTGGACGACGAGCACCTGGAGGGACTGGGGGACCTGTCCAACTGCATCGTGAGGTACTTCTCGCTGAACGGGCGAAACTTCGACGAGGCGGTGGCCCGCAAGAAGGTCCTGATGGACGCCCACCCGATTTACGTAAATACCGTATGCTACGGTGGCGCCGCCGGTGACATCGACGATGCCCGCCGGGTGGATGACGAGGAGGCCCGGAAGCTGCTGGGAGCGGACAACCTGACCATGGCGAGCATGTACATGGACAAGTTCCCCGAGCAGCTGCCCACTTTCTGGTCCGGGGAGGACCCGAAAAAGAAGATAATGCAGATTTTGAGCACCTACGGCGAAAAAATCTAGCGCAAATGCATTAGTTTCCTGAGCAAAGACAAGGAAACTTTTGCATTATGGACTTTTCCAAGAAGATTGAAACACGAATCGGCGAGCTTCTCGAGAAGAAGCGCGAGTTCAACGTCCTCTACGTCGGGGACAACACTTCCCGCCTGTCCTGCGTGCGCGGACTTACCGCCATGCAGCAGTTCAAGTCGTTCTACAGCTCCATTGCGAGCGTGTCGGTCACTACGATGGACAGCAAGACCTTCTGCAAGTCCAGGCCGAACCTCGACAGCTTCGGTATCGTCTGGGTCGACAACGTAATCAACCGCCAGTTCAACGACACGCTCCTCGCCCTCATCGGCGAATCCTTCGACCGCAAGGAACCGGGATGGCGTGACGAGGGCAAAGCTCTTGCCGGTGACCTCCGCGCGCAGTTCGACAAGGAAGCCAACGAGTACCGTTCCCTCCTCACCCACGTAGTATACTCCCTGGATGAGTTCGTATGGGATGCCCCGGCTGCCCGCAATCGTACAATCATCGAGGCCCGCACGGTGGCCGACTGTGTGAGCTACGCCGACACGGTGGTCGTGCCGAACAACGAGATGCGCACCGCCCTCGTCCAGCTCCAGCTGGCCGACGAGGACAAGGATATCCAGATTATCCCGAGCTTCGTATCCTCCCAGTTCTACCCGACGCACAAGGTTTTCCTCAAGTCGAAGACCGGGTCGACCGTAATCAACCGCCCGAAGGTGCTCGTCAAGGGAACGGAAATCCCGAAGAATGTCCAGAACTTCATCATTCACGGAACGGACGACTACGACTTCACAATCTGCACCGTCGGTGAGCTCGACCAGCGCCTGATGGAACTTCTCCGTCCGCGCAGCAAGAAGGAAGGACCGCTTGTCCGCAACCTGATGCACTGGGCCAACCCGTATGTGACCGCCGACAACATGGCGGAAACCATGGCTATGGAACGAGACGCCGGCTTCGACTTCGTTATTCTCACAGGTCCAGACGACTATGCCGACGATATCTACAACGTCACCATTACCGATACCGATGCCCTGCTTGCCATCTCCGCAGGTTCTGTAGTGTTCGCCCAGATTGAAAAGGCTGGGTTCGCCAAGGGAATCCACCTCTGCAACGAGACGGGCGAGGACTTCATCTTCAGCGAAGAGACCAAGGTCAAGGAACTGAAGGACCGTATCGAGAAGTGGCGTATCACGGTCAACTGGGACGAGGCCTACACCAAGCAGCGTACCCTCCTCGAACACCGCCTGGTGTCCGACCCGCAGGTTCTCGCAGGATTCTTCCACGCGATGCTCGGCCGCAGGGTCAGCACCGAGATGAAGGGCCGTTTCGACGAGGCGATGGCCAAGTCAAAGAAGGCTGAAGACAATGCCGACGTTTAATTACTACGCGGTGAAATACGACGTCAGGAGCTTCGAGGCCGACCCGGAAAGACCGGGCCGGTCCCTTTCTTACGCGGATAGGGATGTTGCGGCTCCAGTAATTCTTGATAAACGGTTTGACACCCCGGAATCTGCTCAGGCATATATCGATGCGCTGATGTCCGGTGACCGTGGCGAGGAGGTCGAGCTGACCCTCGCGAACGGGGGACAGTACAAGGGTCCCAGATACTTTTATACAATGGGGAGTTCAATCACATGAGCGAAGAATTTAACCAGTACGACACTGCCAGGTTCGGCGAGGAGACCCGCCAGCTGCTGGCTACGGGAATATCAGCCCTGGCGGCACAGGAGTCCATGGGCCTGGCTACCGATGCCAACGCCGAGATTCGCCGCCGGGAGGCCGCGGAACTTGCCGCGGACATGGAAAGGAAGAACAAGGAGAACCAGCTCCGCAGGGCTGCCGCGGTTACCGGTGGCCTCCCGGAGACCCCGGCTACTGCCGACCAGAAGCCCAAGCTGAAGGGCCGCAGGAAGAAGTCGATGCCCAAGCAGGAGCCGTCCAAGATTATGCCCGCTTCGCATATCCCGGAGCAGCCGGTAGCGGCCCCGCAGGCCCCCGCCCCGCAGCCACAGCAGCTGCCTCCAGGCCTTACCGAGGCGGACCTGGCGCTCATCGAGCAGGTGAAGGCTTCTCGCAACAGGGCTGTAGGCAATTTCCTGGAGTCGCATGATACCGTTCATCCGAACGCCTATGATGCACGTCCCGTGCAGCCGGCACAGCAGCCGGTACAGCAGCCGCAACATCAGCAGTGGGCATCGAATCCTGGACAGCAGGAGCGTGCCGTGCTGAACGAGCGCCAGGCCATGGCATACAACGGGCAGGACAATCCCGCATACGGACAGCCGGCACAGTTCGGCGCCCCGGTGCAGTTCCAGCCGGCCCAGCGGCAACAGCCGCAGTTCAATTTCCAGCAGCCTCCTGTGCAGGCCCCGGTGCAGCCACAGTATACCTATGTCCAGCAACCGTCTCAGACTGCAGTGCTTCCCCCGGAGATGTCCTATGTCCCCCCGCAGCCGGCTCCCCAGCAGGTACCGGAATATTACTGGTGGGAAGACGAGGTAGACCCCGATGCTCCCGAGGATGAACCGGAAGGCTCCGGGACGGCACCGGAAGCCCCGGTGCAGGAAATGAAGCCGTCCGTCGAGCCTACGGTCGTGCATGCCACCAGTCCGGCCCCGTTCGACCCGGGAGTTCCCGACAGGGCCTTCGCCGCGTTCAGCGAGATTACCGGGTTCCCGTCGCAGGGACTGTTCTATACCGACAGGCTGTTCGGCCAGGGCCTTACGACCGTCGATGCCGACATGCTCAGCGCGATGGACCCGGACGACCCGCTGGAGGTGGCCAACACGTTCACCGCAATAATCGGCCGCAGGGTACGCGGAATCAACCCGGAGGACATCCTGTCCGCCGACGAGGAGTTCCTCGTCTACTGGCTGAGGGAGTCGACGTACCTTACCGAGTCTCTTCCCAAGCCGAGGTTCAAGTGCGAGCACTGCGGGACATACGTTACCAACCGGGAGCAGTTTGACGTGATTGGACGGCTAGGCTTCACCAACCAGGAGTTCACCACGGAGAGCGACCCTGCTGCCGTAGCGGCCATGCATGCAGCCGAGGGATTCGTCAGGTACACCCTGTTCGACGGGAGGGAATGCGCCATCTACCTGCGCCGCAGGAAGCACGACCGCGCCATCGCCGAGTACATGGACAGCTGGGAGAAGGCCAACAAGAAGATTTACCCGGTATACCGGGCGTTCAACACCAGCATAGCCTCGTTCATCGAGATTGAGGACTGCGATACCATGAGCGAGAAGATTAGGTTCCTCGAGGAATACCCGCTGTCCAAGAGGCAGGAATTCCTCAAGGCCGTCTACGACGCCCAGGTGGTGTCAAAGACCTTCCTGAACATCAAGTGTCCGAAGTGCGGAGGTGTGGCCCGTGTGCCGTACTCCTTTCAACCCGCACCGTTCGTGGCCAGTCTACGATAGGAAGGCGCTCATAAAGAACAAGTGCATCATTTCCGAGATGACGTCCAACACGTTCGCCGACTGCGACAGGATGTTCTTCTCGGAGTTCCTCGAACTTGCCCGGTATGCGGCGAAGCGGTTCACCGCCGAGCACTACATACCCGACCAGGGGGAGGAACTGTCCAATTATGGATAGTTTGCTATATTTGTGGATATGATTGAACGGCTCTATATTGACATGGACGGCGTGATGGTCGACTTCGACGGGCGCGTGGACGAGCTCGGGTGCCGGCTGGCTCCCGGTAAGCACCCGTCGTATGTCGACTGGAACCGGGTTAAGGAAATCGGGCCGGACTTCTGGGCGACGATGCAGTGGTTCCCGGAGGGGAAGGCGTTCTTCGAGGAGTGCCAGCGGGTCTGCCGGGAGAACGGCATCGAGATGGGAATCCTTACCGCCATATCCATTCCTGCCGGTGTCAAGGGGAAGAGCCTGTGGGTTCACTGGAATACGGACCTCGACAACGAGCACCTGATTATCGTGCCTCATGGATATGACAAGTACCGCTTTGCCGCTCCCGGGCGTGTCCTGGTGGATGACGACCCGAGGAACATTTCCGACTGGAATGCCGCCGGTGGCACCGGGATACTCTACAAGGACGCTTCCGGCGCCTTCCGGGAGATTCTCGGGCTAATCTAGCAGAAATCAGGTTTTTCCATAGAACGGGGCCGCCTTCCGGGGCGGCCCTTTCGGGTATAAACTACCGAATTGAGGATATACCCCATGGCAAATACCGCACAGACATCAGCGGCTACCGCTGCCGAGCAGGAAACGATAAAGGCTATCGAGCAGAAGCTTTCCGGCCTCAGTTCCATAATGGAAGGCTTCAAGAACGGCATGACCGAATTTGCCAAGGTAATGACCGACGAGAAGAGCCAGTTCTTCCAGAATATGTCTAGCATCATGTTCGGCTCTATGCAGAGGAACGATGCCGACCGTCGTGCATACGAGGAGGCGAAGGCCCAGCACGAGGAAACCAGGAAGATGGCTATGGGGGCCAGGGGTCCAGAGCGGGGACAGGCGGGATTCTGGGAAGCGGCCTTCGCGGCCACCCCTGATAAACCGGAGGAAATTCAGGCAAGGGCCACCATCAAGGCACTTACTTCTGACGACGTCAAGAAGCATATGCAGGAGGCTTTTTCCACCGCTACCATAAAGAATGCCGTGAGTGAAGGCGATTCGCGCACTACAGGCGAGAAGGCACTGGATTTCATGGGTTTGGGATTCATTAACAAGATTAAGAACCGAATTCAGGACCGTGACATCATACATGAGGAAAAGGCCAACAAGAAGGACAAGGATTCCATTGCAAGGGATATGCGCGAGAAGGCGAGGTTGGAAGCGGCAATCAGGAAAGCAAAGGGTCCGGACGGTACCGGCGAGGATGCCATTGAGCTCGTTGAACGGCTGCGCGAGGTAAATTCCAATATCAAGGATGCCGAAGGAAGGCTCGATGCGCGAAAGCGTGCCGCCGACCCGTATTCTGACCTTATCGAGGGTGACGGGCTTGATGCCCGGTTTATCGACGGCAAGGGCGTGGTAATAGGCGATTCCAAGGGGAAACTGGCCGATACACTTGACAATCCAAGTTCACCCCTTAAGGTAACCGATTCAAAATCTGATAAGGACGACGATAAGAAACGGTCGATATCAGGAGTAGACGAGGAAGCTGCTGCGGAGGTCGAATATGAACTCAACACTAAGGCCCGTCCTGATTTCTACAAAGAAGGCACCGAGGCATTCAAGGCTATTAATGATGGAGAACTTAGTTCCGGCATAGCATCGTCGGTGAGCAGCGGATTGATGTCAGGTGTAGGTAGTGGGGTCGGCAAGGGAATTGCGGACAGCCTGATGCCTACATTCATGGACAAGGCAAAATCCAAGTTCTTCCGCAAGGATGCAGAGGGCGCATTCCCGTCAGGCGAAACCGGCGACGCAAAGGAGATTGCCGACACCGAAAGATACCTAAATACCCAGTTAAGGCCGGACTTCTACAAGGAAGGCATACGGGCATTCAAGGTAATTAATTCCGGTAAGCTCAAAGTAGGCGAAGGTGAGTCGGGGAACAACGAAAGCCTGATTGATACGTTCAAGGACATGGTGCCGGATTTACCTGAGCTACCCGGTAAACAGAAGGTCAAGGAAGTGGTTGACTTCATTAAGGAAGGACCAAATGGCGCCTCAAAGAATATCAAGGCATTTCTTGATAGTACCGTTGAGAATCTGGAAAATAGTAAACGTGGTTGGGATAACGAGCAGAAAGATGCCATGATAGCTCATACCAAGGCTGAAAAGGAGCTAGAAGAAGGCAAGCTGTTCGGATTTACGATGCCATGGCAGTTCCGGCAGGTAGCCAAGGTTAAGAAAGCCAAGGTAGAAATGGATGAAGCCTCTAAAAAGTTTGGTGAATTCACCAAGGCGGCAAGGGAAAGGGGAATATCGTTCGATGACCAAGAAGCTATGATGAAGTTCAAGGACGAGTATGACCATGCTAAGGGTGGAACGGGCACTGCAGGAAATGCAGGCAAGCAGATGCCGCCAAACGCTACTACTCCTGGAGAATCGGTTGACCCCCGCAAGTCAGAAACTGCTGATGAAAAGACAGCGCGCGAAGAGGAGACTCTGTTCCGTGCCGTCAAACGAGCATTGACGGATGTCGATGTGCAGAAGCAGAATTTGGAAAATGCCAAGGTGACTGGCCAGCAGATTGACCAGTCATTGACCGGGAGGAAGTAAATGGCTAACCAGAAGACAGTGAATAGGTACAAGCAGTTTCCGCTGCATACCGACACGAAGTATCATTCGTCGCACCTCCCGTTACCTAACGTAGTGAGGATAGAGGTCCTTTCTCCTGCAGCGAAGGCCAGGTACCTTGGTAAGTTCCATAGTATGATGGACGGTTTCCGGCAGAAGCTGACGGAATCAATGATGCCGCCCGATGCCAACATGCCGTTTTATGCCTTCTTTGACCCTATGGAGAACGGCGACATCGGGTTTGATGTTAGTTCCACCTGGGATACTACGCAGAATGCTGGGTTGAATGCCGGCGTTGCCCTGGTAAAGAAACTGCCTGTTATTGGTGATACAGTCGGTGGCGTAGCCGAGAAGGGCGCCAGCATATTCAACCAGGGTGCACGGTTCATGGGGTTCAACAACGACAGTACCGGTTCCTGCACTATGAAGGAATTTACCAAGTCCGAATTTACATTCACCAAGAACATCAGGTGCAGCTGGTATATGCCGGAACAGGAGGATATGGCCCGTGTTTCACTTTCCCGGCTTATCCGTATGGCCTATGTGCGTAACTTCGACATGGACAAGCGAAATAACTTTGGCACCAAGCTGGCCGAGGCATTGAAGACTATTCCCAAACAGATTAACGCAGTAAACCAGGCAGGTGAAGGAACTAGTAGCATGGCAGGTGATTTCGTCGGTGGTCTGGCCGATAAGGGTATTGCATGGGCATCAAGCAAGGTGGGTGGGCTAGTTGATTCAGGAATAGTGAATAAGGTCATTTCCGGCGCGGCCAGAACAGGCATCTCACTGAATGAATATTTCGGAGGGTCACTGACCGTTAACCCGTTACCGGTAAGGTTGACTATGGGCCACCAGCTTGATATTGAACCACTGGTGATTACTAACATCAAGATATCGGGTAGTCAGGAACAGTTCATGACCACTGATGGAAGCAATATCCCGTTGTTTGTCAATGTAGATATTACATTCGCAATGTGGATGATACCTGACCCGAACAAGGGCTTCGTACAGTACCTGGGAGATGATATTTTCAATGTCGGGTATTCTGCTGGTAAGTCAAGCAAGAAGCAGAGCAAGGAGAGTGAGGATGGCACTCCTCTCCCGGAACTTTCCAATCCGTCTGACAATAAAACCAAGAGATAAGCTATGGCAAAGGAAATATTTCCACGTCTAAGGAACAAGGATTTTGGGTACATGGACACGTTCAGCGTACCGTCCTACCAGGCAGGCAGGCTCGACCTTATCTGTTCCGAGCGATATGACGAGCCAAGGACCTACAAGGTGCTTGCCGCAGCAAACGGCATAGTCGATACCATGACCAACCGTCCAGGTATCCGGCCTGCCACCGAGGCCCTGGAGAATGAGCTAGTTTTGAGGGGGGTAAAACCCAAGGATGCGCCGCAGGCTGCGAAGGAAATCGATGAAATCCGGATACTGGGCATAATGGACTGGAAGTCCTACGGTAACGTGACCGACGGTAACATTACCGACGTCGAACATGGCCGGATTATGTTCGTCCCGACACCTGACAGTGCGGTCGCCTGGTTTGAAAGATACAACACCCTTCAGGAAGAGGATGAAGACTGATGGCACATACCAAGGTAGGGGAACGTTATTCGGTAAACATAGGCATATCCAAGGGTGGAAGTGCCGACCGCAAGGACCTTGTCATTTACAATGACGCGGCTGTGCCGGAGTTTACACTGAACTGCGTCTTGAACCGGTTCCCTACCGGTAGGGCCCGTCTGGTAAGCCAGGCAAAGGATACCATCGCACCTTCCAGTGGCACATACGGTACACTTACGTTCAGCGGCATCGACACTTCTGGAAAGGACCGGGTGATGCCCATATACATAACTAAGGCCGACCGTAAGGTGCTGTCTGCCAGTGTATCCGCAATTGACATCGAGTTCGAGGTAGGCTATGACCGTACCCAGTCGGTAATGGAAAACGATGCATTCGAGGGGAACAGCATAGAGGCCATGAACCGGCTCTTTACTACGGCAAAAATGGACGTGGTCGACTACGTTACCCAGGGAAAGGGTCCTAACGGGGTAGGCGACAGCATGGTATGGCGCTTTGTCGAGGGTACGCTTACGGAGCATCTCGACACCGTCGTGCAGCATTGCGTGATTCCGGGAGACATCGCCTACTGGGCATACGACGAGGGACTGGGCAAGGTGAAGATTGGGACATTCAATCTGTCCAAGAGTTCGTCGTTCAAGCGGTTCCTGATGTACACACACGATGCCGAGCAGGCTACCAGCAACGCATACAAGGACCTTTCCGGCTCGAACACCAAGATATGGTACTATTCCGGCTATTCTCCCGAGGACTTGTCCGGTGCGCTCAGGGGAGAACGGTCACCGAACCTGTTCATAGACAGCCTAGGTCCCAATGGGGAAAAGGAAGTAGGTGACTGCGCCGCGGAATGCTGGGCGTCCATACTGAAGACGATGGGGGCCAATCCGGACTACATGGAGACCGGGAAGTATTCCAAGCAGCAGGTGGTCAAGACGTTCCCGATGAATACACACAAGATGTATGCCGTGGCGCCTTATGTGCGGCGCTACATGCTTGCCGAATACTCCAAGCAGGTAATACTTAATATCTACAACCATACCGGTCCCAAGCTGGGCGCATGCATGCACTTCTATGCCGAGTCACCCAATAAGCGCGAAGGTGACTTTCTCCCGGACGAGGAATATACTGCAAAGTACGTAGTAGTCGAGAAGACAATCACCAAGAATTCCACCACGAAGGTAGGCCTGCTCAGCAGGACGGTTGATACTACCAGTTCCGACATGGTGACTACGATACGCATGGTGAGCAATACGGGATATTCCGGATTGCTGGGGAAGGAGTACAGGGAAGTGAACGACCTGGCGGCTGCAATTACCAGGCAGCTGGTGCACGGGGGTACTAAATGACGGCCGAAGTAAATACAGCTACTAACAGGCTTACCCACCCGTATTATTATGGCGAAGTCGTTGGTGGCTCTGTCGACGCTGCCCGTACCGGTGCCGTGCAGGCAAGGATTATTGGGGTGACCGACAAGTGGGATGCGAAATTGCAGCCGTGGGTATACCCTCAGCTTATGCAGGGTGTGGTCCAGGTTCCGCAGAACGGGCACTGGCTGCTTATCAAGTTCAAGGACGGTGACATCAACCAGGGAATGTACTACGCTATTTCCCCCACGAAGAGCTTCACCCCGGAACAGTACATGGCCGGCTACCCGGACATCGCCGTGATGAACATGGGGGAGACCGGTTACCTGTATACGCACAACCGGGCGTCCCATACCAGCACCATTACGAACCCCGGTAACGATTCTACCTTGACCTGGACGGACACCGGGGAGCTCTCCCTGTCATCGACAAGGAACTCCGACGAGGTCGGACGTATGACCGTCCCGGTGCTTACTGAGGCAACAATAGACATATTCACCTGCATGCCCGTAGGACATCCGTCAACCGGAATCAGGGCAGGCTCGGAGTACCTTAGCGTGTCACACATTTCCAAGCAGACTATTGATACCCTCCGCGGGAACGGTTCCGGGGAAGTTAAGCGCGCGTCTATATCCGCCGACCAGGCGGCTGACGGGCAGGAAACGAGGGATATCCAGGGAACCGACCGGGAATACGGCATACCGTTCATCGAGTCCCCCGCTTCAGTGCGCAGGAGCGCCAAGACGGCCAAGAGGATTATCGTTGCTGCCACCGGGAGTACTCCGATTGCCGAAACCCTTGCCATGTATGAGGATAGTGCGGCAAAGACCTGTGCCCATTACATTGTCGGACTCGGTGACGGGAATATGGACGTCATGTCCGAACTCCACGACAGGAAGGATGCAAGGAACCTCGGCTTCGTACAGTGCGTGGAAACGTCATACGATGCTACGGTGGGTTCGGACATGAAGGGTAAGCCGAACCTCGACGCAATTAGCATAATGTTCTACGGTGACGGTAACCTGAACGAGTACCAGATGGCAAAGTTCAAGGACATCGTAAACAACGTGAAGAAGTCCTTTAACCTGGATGCAATCGATGTTGTCGCATACAAGCAGTCGGCGGCGACCCCGCAGCAGATTTCGGTATGGAACAACCTTACTGCGATGGAGGGTGAATACTGATGGCCGCACGTACCTGTGAAGAAGTCCTGATGGGGCTGAATTTCGCCGAGGACGGCACCACTGGCAAGAAAGTGACCCGTTCAAGTTCGCAGCAGGGTGACTCTGGGGATTTCCTTGACGCAGTAATCAAGGAGGCCGGGAACATACGTACCGCCGCGATGGGATTGTATGAGTATGATTGCTCCGAACACCTTCTGGAATGGCTGTATAGCGCATGTCCGGCACTCAAGACGGCAAGCAAGGACATAGACCGGATTTCCAAGAATATCGGCTCGATAACTTCCGGCATCAAGCTGGGTGAGCTTATCCAGGGAAACGACTTTACCAAGGAATTTTGCAACCTGGTAGTCACCGTGTTCGGCTCGGTGAACGCTTTCCTCGAGGTAATATCGAAGGCAGCGTTTGCCTTGTTTGACAAGATTGACACTGCTAGGGAGAAGCTGCAACAGTCCTTGAAACTGCTTACCGATGCCGTACAGGAATGCATCCTGGACGTGTACGACATGATTGACAAGTACCTTGGTGGATTGCTGAAGGTGACCCTGAATTGGAACTGGGAGGCTCTGGAAAAACTTCTTATTGACTGCCCGTGCATCTGCCGGTTCGTATCGTATGTTACCGGGTGCGACAGGGATGAGGACGGCAACAGCATTTCGGACCAACCGGACCTGGTAATCCGTTGTATCCGCGACAAGTTCTGGTACATGGACGGAATCAACCTCGCTACGGGACTGTCCGCCATAATGGATACCTATATCAAGCAGTATGTAATCCTATTCTTCGACATGATTAAGCTCTCCCTGGACAGCTTCTTTACCGTCCTGGTGATGCCGCTCCGCTGGTTAATCAAGCAGTATGCTGACCTCCTCCGCAAGAAGATGGACGTGTCGTTCCTGCTGGAGCCACTTAGGACCTCCCACATGGACTGCCTGCTGGTATATACCAGGGAGGAAGTTGATGGCAAGATGGAATACCGTATGAGCGTGCTAGACATGATGGAGAGCATGAAGATGTGGGTGAACTGCCTCGAACATGCATGCCCGGCACTCACCGAGCGCATCAAGAACAAGGTCAAGCAGTACAACGAGGAATTCAGACTATCAGGAGAATACTGGAACCGTGCGTTCGAGGCCGACATCTACTTGTGCTGCATGAGGGCGGATTCCGCCTACGAGAACGGATATTCCCTAGAGGACCTGGCAAATATGTGGGACGACCTGTTTGACCGCCTCCGTGCGGCAAATGACCGGGTAAAGAGCAAGGTGTACAAGGCAAAGTGGACCTATGGCCTATACCCGTCAAGCACCGGCGGCATACAGTACTATACCGAGGACATGCGGGGTGAGCCCGAGACTGGGTCCGTAGGAGAGGCGGCTGCCTCCGCGGTGACTGCCGTACAGTTCGCCGGTTCAATCGACAACGAGAACAACCTGCAACCCGGTATCTACCCGTTGAGCGACCGGGAGGACCGGGAGCTCCGTTCCATGGGACTGTCTCTTGCCGACGGCATGAGGGAGGACGCTTACTTCGGCGAGAAGTGGGCCCAGTTCATCAGGTTCCTGGGATTCTACGCGTTCTCCGACGAGACGCTTAATGCGCTAAAAGAGGCCAGCGAGAAGGGTTCGACGTCTACCGGTGCTTCCCGGGAGGGAAGCGGTATACAGGTACGGGTAATCACCGTGAGGGAACCTGTGGAGGACGACGAGGAATCGTCCGACGTGAACTACTGGGTAGATTCTGACTACGACCAGGGAAACGTTGATGCCATATCCAACATAGAGTGGACCGAGCGCAGGTCCAACGAGAGCCTGGCGGCATATTACGCGAGAATGTATTCCACGGCGGTGTGATATCATTTCAACATAAATATAGCAAATAATTCGCTAATAGCGTATAATAAATGCAAAAAACTGGCATAGTTTCATTACCAGAAACATATAAACGGTAATATATGAAGCAGAGAATGAAGCTATCGAAGTACGCGAAGCAACTTGGTTGCAGTTACCAGAGTGCCCTGAAGAAATTCCACAAGGGACTCATACCGGGAGCCTACCAGGAGAAGGATACCGGGTCAATCTATGTGGAGGACCCGGACGTTGACCCTACCAGGGAGCGGCCGGAACGTACTTGCATATACTGCCGTGTCAGCAACCAAAGCCGGAGGAAGGAACTTGAGTACCAGGTCAAGCGCTGCCAGGACTTCTGTGCGACTAACGGGTTCAAGGTAGACGGCGTGTACAAGGAAGTCGCCAGCGGGATGAACGACAGTCGCAACCAGTTCTGGCGGATGATGTCGTCGCGTCCGACACGCATAGTGGTCGAGAACAAGGACCGTCTTACCAGGTTCGGATTCGAATATATCGACAAGCTGTACGCCGACCGTGGAGAAATCATAGTGATGAATCCCAACGACAACGACGAGCACGACCTGATGCAGGACATGATTTCGATAGTAACCAGTTTCTGCTGCCGGCTGTACGGCATGCGCCGGGCAAAGAACAAGCTCGACCGTATCAAGAAGGCGCTCGAAGATGAAGGAAAGGATGAAGGAAAGGATGAAGGAAAGGTAGAATGATGCCCACAGTTCCCGAGACATACGTACGCAGTACGGCGCACAGCCTGAAGTTCGCCAATGCAGGCAAGCGAGATGCCGTGGCCGACTTCCTTACGGAATACAGGAAGGCGGTCGGTGTGTACGTAGACGTCCTGTGGAACTGTCCAAGGGAATGGAATCCGGGCAAGATTCTCGACGTATATCACGACTACCTGGACGTGCCGTCGATGATAAGCACGGCCGATATACCCATAGAGACAAGACTGAGCGCACGCGCACTGAAGTGCGCGGCTACGCAGGCATGCGGAATAGTGAAATCTGCGCTTAGACGAAGGCAGAAGGACCTGCTCGTGCAGGCGAAATGCCGCGAGGAAGGAAAGGATATTCCCAAGAGAGCAAGGTACAGGCTAGAGCATCCTCCATCAATGCCTAGAACTGAGAAGGCCAATGCCGAGATAAATTCAATCTGCTGTTCCATCCAGGATGCGAAGCATACTTCATTCGCCATGTGGGTTGACCTGAAATCATTGTTCAGGGAGGACAAGTACGGTCGCGGGTTCCATGTACAGGTTCCTATAAAGAGAACCCGCATGGACGACAAGTGGAGCAGCGGCGAGCACGAAGTGCTCCCTTCCATATTGCTGTCTGATGATACAATACACATAAGGTACCGGAGACCGGTTCCACAATGCAAAGGAACTAGGGAGGTCGGCCTGGACCAGGGAGTCAGGAAGATGCTGACCGCATCGGACAGCACCGATATTCCCGACCTAGGCCACGGATATCAAAATATACTACGAAAGATTGCCAGGAAGAAGCGGGGTAGCAAGTCATACCGGCGTGCACTACAGGAACGCGAGGACTACGTATTCCGCACAATAAAGCAGGTGGACTGGTCCGTATACAGCCTAATCAACCTGGAAAGACATTTCGATACGAAACGGGGAAAGAACAACGGCAGGCTGCTGACGGCTT